ATTCGTTCTGACCGATGTAAAACATCTCAGGTTTGAAGAGAGGGGCAACTCTGGCAATTGCTGTCTTTTCAAGCAGTATTGCTCCCAGTATCACACGTTCAAGCTGTTTGTCGAATAGTATCTGCGTGTCACTCATAGCCCTATTGATTTCATTACCTGATCCTGTGGGGTTGTTGGAGATGGGGAAATTACTTTTAGAGTCGTTTTGCTACCGCCAAAGTCAGTATCCCTTCTGCTCCACGTAGCTAATCGTTTTGCCACCTCCCATGTTTCTTTCATTTCCCATTTCATTTTAGTGCCTGATTTGTTCCATTCTGACCAGTAATCGAAAAATGATCTGACCATATCCTTACCGTACTTTTCAACATAAGGAACCAAAGAAGAATAGAAAGTTTGGGCGCGTACCTCTCTTACTTTTATTAATTCTTCTTTATTATATTCTTTTATATTGTTCGGTTGCTGTTCGGCGGGTGTTCGGTCGGTGTTCCTGTTTCTGTTCGGCTTAGGGTTATAATCGTCGTATTTACATAGAGTTATGCGTCCGATTCCCTGTTCTTTATCTGTTTGGATCATCTCTTGGCTACGCAATAATTCAAGAAAGCAGAATACCTTATCAACGCTCTTCCAATTCCAGCGTTGTTGTAGATACCGGACGCTTGCAATTGCCTGACCACGTCCCCATTTGACCACTCGCCCTTTAAAGAGCATTGAGTTGTTTTCTTCAAATGCGCATAACTGAATTAAGTCCACCCAAGCTTCAAAACGGCTATATTCCCTTTTCTCGGTATATAGTTCGTGTTGAAACAACTTTCTACTAATTGCGATATATCCACCCTTCTCGTTCATGTTATTTATATTCCGAAAGTCACTTATAATGAATACTCTGCTATCCTCTTTCCATTACGCGTAACCATCCTGGTGGTGATACCCCAGTCTTGGTTACGGAGGTCTTTTATGCGTCCGCTTAAGCGAAAGCAACCGAACTTCCGTAGCGCCTGCATAGCGGTCAGCTTATGTCCTTTGCGAAGCCAGTGCAGGATCTTTTCTGTTTGTGATTTTCTATGTGGCATAGATTACGAATTATGCGGTGAATGATTGTTTACTTCCGATCGTTTTGCCCTTAGCCCCTTTCTTCTTAATAGCGCCTCTATGGCTTTTGAATATCCGGTTGAATATGCTGACATAAGCACGGTGATGTACGTGTGTCACCGGGTCTAGTAATTCATATAACGGCTCTCCTTTACCCCGGAGTAATGCCAATACTTTCCGGGTAATGCAGGTGCCTTTAATAGAGTAGGTGAATGTTTGTCCTATTAAGTTTCGCATCGGTATAGGTTTAAAAGGTTATTGGTTAAAAGTTGCCATTTCCTGTTTACGTAAGCTGATCAGAGTACGAAGTAGTTCAATCTGATACTTGCAATCTTTGTCCTGTTGCTCTGTAAGATTTACCAGGTAGTTAAGATCCCTACAATCGGCTTTGATTAACTCATTCATTACAGAGGCCGGAATTCCACTACGTTTGGCGTCTTTGAGTTGGGTGAGGATACTTTCCCTCATTGCCTTATCTCTCCAGTATTTTGCGTCTGCCAGCATCTTACCTGTTGTTGCCATGATAGAAGCGATGTGAGTAGCACGGTTCACCAGTGCTTCCGGATCATCTGCAGCTACCTGCATCTTAATGATTGGCTCAAATTCACGAGCCATCTTAAAGAGTTCTTCCGGAAATACAATGCCTGTTGCCTGAAACATGATTACTTATTTTGTTTGTTCAATTCGTTATTACTTATTTCAATAACTATTTTACACTGATCACAATCAAACATACCTATGTGCGTAAGGTGCGGTGGCAAGTTCATGCGTTTTGATAGCCATTTATAAGCCTGATTTCTCCCCATCCCTTTGTTATTCCACATACGATCGAAAGATGCATGTGCTTGTTTTTTTAATTCCCGTAGTTCAGTATTTGCAATTCTCCCAAGTGATTTATCTGTTCCTTTGTGAACACCACAATACGCTCGGCAGGGTCGGCAGAGATATATCATGCCATAGGACTTTCCATATATCTCCCCGCTATCTACATATACTGTTCCTTTATTACAGTAAGGACAAACTTTCCCAGTGATAATCTGATCATATATCACTTAGGACTATTTTATTTGTAGGTTCTTCCTTTCTTGCATACTTGCACCTGGTATAGTAATACCCTGCCTGATGGCATCGCCTATGCGTTTTTTGCTGACAGATGGATTAAGATCAAAGCATGCAACAAGCATATCAGAAGTCACAACAACTGGTTCTCCCGCTTCTTCAGCAGCTTTTACCTTGCCCTCGTTAAGGGCAATTGTTACGTCAGCGAACTTCAGGATATCATCTGCAAAAGTTTCGACCAACTCCACCGGAGTAGACTTACGGTAGCTAATCTTCAGTAGTTCGCTTTCAATCTTTTCGTGCCCGAACTGCCTCATGCCTTCATCCAGCATCTGCTTAAACAGTTCGGACTTTTTATCCGCACGTGATTTCAACGCCTGAAGTCTTTTAATTTCGCAGGAAATGACATCCGATTCAGCATCCAGCTTCTTCACTACATAAGCATAGCTGATCGCTTTCTCCTTGAACCCTTCTTCGTTTAGCTTCAACTCTTCCTGCATTTCTGGTGTCAGCTCCCCATCCGCTTCTTCAATCAATGCCAACAGGGTAAGATGTTCATGGCGGATATTGAACAGCGATTTTTTTACAGGCACAGCGCTTTCCTGCGCTTCTCTTTCTGCTATGAATTGTTCTTTGCTTGCTCCCATTGTTAAGCGGTTTGTGCCGGTTCGGCAGGTTTAGTAATAATTTTATATCTCTCTCCACCAGCTATTTTGAATTCATTAGAACTTGTTACATAGCTTGGCAATATCTCCTTCAGTGTTTTTAGGTCATCAACCGTAGTGCAATTATTCAGCTTGAGAATGGCTTCTTTAATTTGTTGTTCTACATCAATTCCGGTGTCACACCAGTCGCGTAATAATTCTCCAGTTGCAATAGAAGGGATAAAAGATGCCTTATCCATAAATAGGCCGGTACGGTCTTTTGAAGCACTTGCATTGTGCGATATATCAAGTTCGAGATTAAGGGTAAGTTCATATTCCCAGCCGTCGCGGGTTATTTCCTTTAGACCAGCTTTTACTGGTTTTTGGACAGACTTTCCCGCCTTATTGACATCTTCAATGATTATGTATTCTTGCTTTCTGCGAACGGTTGTGAATACATGGCACCGGCTTTTCAAAATCGCGTTCTTCCAAGCTTCGTGTCTTGGTGTTAAATTTTTCCAAGCGCCACTAAATGAACCGCCAAGTTGATCTGCAAGGTTTATTACTCCGCCGTTACCTTCCCATTCATGTGAGATACTATCTATAATAAGAACCTCGATATCTTCATTCGCTTCACATGTACAGATAGCCTCAATATATCTTTCAGGAGAATAAGGAGCTTCGAGTGGGAGCACTTGAAATTCTCCTATCACAACACCATTAGATAGTCTGTGATTAGCATAGAGATCGGCAGAATTATTTTCTGAATCTATAACTGCTATTTTATTCCAGTCACCAGTTATGCCATAAGCAACAAGTAGCGCGGATACTGTCTTACCTCCTCCTGATATAGAAGAAAATCCTATTCTTAACTTTGCTTTAGTTCTTTCCGCTTTTCTTAATTGCATACATGTATATTTAAACAGTGAAAAATATGGCCGGCTATGAACCGGCCCGTTCAATTAATCGATAACCTTTTCCATCATTTTGGCGTACGGGTTGTAAGAATTTTGAATAAAGAATTCATAGTTACCCGCTGGCAGTTCGTGAGAATTATGGTCAGCTTTCGTGATCTCTTCGGTCTTTGTCCACGATGCGTCCGTGAAGTTGGATTCATGAACGTGCTGCAACCTTGCACCGTCATATCCCACTGCGCAGATAATTCTGCCATCCAGTTCAAACATCTGCACATCACCAGTAAGCACGTGCATATGTCCTGAATGCTCGCCTAATGCGATTGGTTTGTTAACTACCTTCTTCGCACCTGAAGGAATAGATCCGATTGCTGAAAACTGTACGTCACCCTGGTGACCGCGTAATGAATTTTTCATGTTTTTGATTTGATTTTTTTGAAATGAATTTTGTTTATGAGCGCAAGTCAAATGAGTATTCCTCTGGCTTGAAAGGAGAGAGTGAAGCGATGGCTTCTATGGCGTTCGTGTGATGCGGCTCGACGCCTTGCAGGTATTGGGAGCCGGTAGATGGGCAGACCATAGACACCCACGCAAACGGTTTATTATCGATCTCGGCGAATCGTTCCGTTGTCTTCAGTAGTTTCACTGTTTCCAGATCACCGTTCTTGTGGGGGATTGTGCGGCAGTCAATCTCCACAGCGCCTAACAGGTCCATCATCTTTTTCTGGCCAAGTACTTCGTACATACCGCCCTTGATCTCACTGTTTGTTTCCTGCAGGAACATCTCCTTTGTAATCTCGCCAGCAGCCGCTTTCTCCCAGATCCATGCAGGTAATGCACGACCGTTCACATAGTATTGAGCGTAGCCATCTGCGAACTCTATAGCCGGTCCTGTAGGGTTGTGCAATCTGCCGGATGCATTACGGATGATTCTTTTGGGAAGGCTGGAAACGATGCAGTATCCATTAAGTTGAATCATATCGTAGATGCCTGAAAGAAGCACGTTCTTGAACTGATTGAATCCTTCATGGTTAATGACGCCGATCTGGGTAAAGAAATCATAGAATGATACCCAGTAGTAATCTGCGATACTGCCGCCCTGTATCCATGCGAAAGATTGATATTCCATTTTTTGATCCCCAACCTGATCCCGAACCTGAGCCCCAACCTGATCCCCAACCTGATCCCCAACCTGAGCCCCAACCTGATCCCCAACCTGATCCCCAACCTGATCCCAAACCTGATCCCCAACCTGATCCCAAACCTGATCCCGAACCTGATCCCGAACCTGAGCCCGAACCTGATCCCGAACCTGAGCCCCAACCTGATCCCGAACCTGAGCCCAAACCTGATCCCAAACCTGAGCCCAAACCTGATCCCAAACCTGATCCCAAACCTGATCCCGAACCTGATCCCCAACCTGATCCCCAACCTGATCCCCAACCTGATCCCGAACCTGAGCCATTGACGGCTCGCTTCGCTCGCCCAGCAACTTCTCTATCACCTTCGTGTATGCCTTCAGGTAATGGACTGCATATTGACATGCCATAGGACTGTCGACATGGATAATTACAGGTTCGTTTTTACCAGCGAGTTTGTAAAGCCAGTCGATTCCGATTTTAGCAGCTTCTTTATTCACCTGGTTCTTACAGGAGAAGATGTAGTTTAGCCAGAAGTCGCGGATCGACATCATTTTCTGTTCCTGCTCTGGTGATAATTGTTCAAGTTTTTTCATTTGTATAATATTTTTAGAGGTTGATAATTGAGATTTAAAAAAAAGAATCAGGTGGCGGGGTGCTTTCACATTTGAGATTATTTCGAATTAATATTGTTTATTTGGTGCCACCTGATTCTTTTGATCCTTACTTAAGGTTGCCAATGGTTTCATCCGGATCATCATTAAGATGCGGAATGTCGCACGGCTGTAATTCGTAATACTGCATACTCAAAATTTGTGTTAAGACTGATACATCTGGCGGTACCGGCATTGACCGTCGATCAATCATTTAATCCGGGTTTGTTTCTCGTTTGATATGGCTGATTTTTAAAACAACTCATAATAAAGTGCCGGTCTTTCCCGGCTGCCAGATGCTTTCGATTCTTTCCATGAAGTCTGCAACCTTGTTTGTTGCCATCACGGGCCTACCATTATCCCGAAAAGAAATTGTGCCAATACCAAGCGTCATGTCGCCCTACTTACATCGTTCGTTTGCTGCTGTTGGGTTGAGCCAAGAGCCCGATTCGAACAGGCAACCGTTTCATTACAAATGAACTGCACCACCCAATTGTGCTATCCTGGCAATTGCCGGCAGACCTTCCGGCTAATACTCAACTTATCAAAGGGTAAATTTTGTTAAGTCGTGGCCTGTACTTACTTATTTCATATACCTAATCGGCTTATGCCGTCCTCCTCACAATTAATGACCAGCTGTTGAAACAGACCGGTATTTACCTATTCCACGTTATGAAAAACAAGATGATTGCTCTGCCACTATTCTAACTCTGCACGGACTCATACAAAGGCATGAGCAATCAATATTTTAAATTCAAAGAACTTTAGTAGTAAGCCGGGAGGAAGAAACCACCCGTATGCTGTGTATCCTATGTTTCTATTTTAACCCCATCCTATGAAGGATTACTTCTTGAGATGTAATAGCAGGTAGATCGTAATCCAAGCGGCTGCAAAGACTATCCCACCGATCAACCTTACTACTGCATCCCTGTTATTTCGTGAGCGAATCTTTCGCTCTATTAATTCCCGCTTCATACGAATAAGTCGTGATCATCAAATTCAACCCACCTGTCTTTCTTCTGGAATCTCTTCTTCAATGCTTTCCATCCTTCACGTAACCAAAACTCAATCGATATCCAGATTACAACCAGTGTCAGAGCAACCAACTCACATAAGAATCCCCAGGGCAAGAACATTGCAAGAAATACGACAATAGCTATAAGACCTACAAACAGCCAGAGAATGTCTATTGCGTTATTGATGATCGTTACCATGATTAAAAGTTTTAAAGAGAAGAAATGAGACCACGATCAAATAGTTCCTGAGTTATTACTTTCTCGGAATAACCTATCTCTGTAAGGAACCCAGTTAATAATTCAGCTTGTAAGCGTACTGCGATATGGGCATCTTCTATTCTTTCATCAATAAGAATTTCTTTTCCGGCCATGTTATGCCAATTAGGATATATTCTTTTCGCCATCTCTATGGCAGCAATGCGGACATTCTCCATATAGTCGTTAAGAATGTCACCAGTAACCTGATCAAATGTTTTAGCAAATATGTCAGCCTTGCATGGGTAGAACTCACCGTCTATACCTTTGATTACATAGTCACCAATAGTTGCAATATGTTTCACCTGAGACTTTGAACCATCTTCAAGAGTTGGTATGATAATCTCATCAATCTCACATGTTTCATCCCTTACAGGAGTACAGCCCATTACAGTGATATCATTCCAGGATTGTTCTGAGCCATCCCACTGGATAGCATCAACAACTATTGGTTTCTTTCTAAACTTTGCCATGATTCTTTGAGTGTTAAATCGTGAAATATTAACCTACGCGATTGTAGGTTGAATTCGATTTGAAATATTAATCTGACACTTTGAATAGAACGCATCAAACTCTTCTTTTGAGCATGGTTTAGTATCTTCTATTCTCAAGGTCATGTCTGAAGGTGAAGCAACAGTAACAGAGTAGTACCCTTGAAATGCATAGAGTGATACTGCCGTCTTTTCATTCAGTATTGCGAACATTCTACCGGAAAAACGCTCCTTGTGATACGAAGGGAAAGACACTTCTGTCTTAATTATAGTTGGAACTTCGTTGATAAGCGTTAAAGTGTTTGACATAACGAATTGATTAAGTGGATTAGAAATAAGAATAACTTAGATACTGCGATTGCGAATTGGTAAACTGCTATCATCATCATTGCACCAGAGAAAACAATCAACACAAGGCAGCAGAGTACTGGTGTAATTCCCCGGATCATTTGGAAAGACCTTTGTAGTCCGCCTCACAAATAGCATCTATACCTATGATCTGGACGAGGTAATAACCTCCAATAATGTGGTTAGTAGCTTGCAGAATAAGATCTGATTGTTTAGGATAGGCATAGCGGGATGAATATGTAAAGAATCCAACCCGGCCAACACCACGGGAGTCTGCATACCGGTATGTCACATAGAAGAATCGATCACCGGATATGTGCTCTGTTGCAGAGTAAGCCAGATTTTTTTTAGTAGTACAAGCGGTCAGCGTATTAAAACAAAAGAGTATTACGAGAAGAAGAATTGACTGTTTCATTGTGAAGTGTATTAGAAATTAGGAGTAAGATTTTTAATAAGTGTTTCCCTTTCAATGAATCCCTGTAACAGAAACTCACTCATTTTGATTACCTCTGATTTCCCACTATAATAATGGTAGGTAAACTCCTTGCCTATGGAATCCTTGAGGAAGTCTATAGTGAGCTTTGATGTTTCTGTATGAGTGTTCATGTTAAGTATATGAAGAGATGAATGAATAAGATTACCAATACCAGTTGTTTCCTTCGATAACATGTGATTCTTCAAACTCAGGATTAGTGAAGGAAACACGCTCTTTTTCAGGCAAGGGGATTACCTCTTGTTCCGGGCGTAGTCTTGCCCATCCATGAATATGTTTATTAGTGAGTAAGCGAGCATACTTGCCACACACAATAGCATGGGTATAACCGCGATTATCTTCAAAAACAACAGAGTTAGAAAGATATGATCCAGAAGTAACAGAAGTGTTTGACATGACCAATGAATTATAAGGAGGTGAAGAATAATTATTAAAGCATCCAGATACCGACAAACTCAGTAGGTTCCCATTCGGTTACTGTCGTACCTGGGAAACGTGATTCTACTTCAGCCTTCGAGTCCGCAAAACCTTCCCAATTGAGACCGTCTGCATTCGTCGCATAGAAGTAAGTTCCCTGTGGTATCAGTTCTTCCTCACCTGTGATATCAATGATGCTATCGTCGATTAAAACTTGAGTAGTTGAAGTGTTTGACATAATAAGTGGATTGTGAGATTTATAAAGAGTTAAGGAATGTGCGGAGTGTTTGTGCAGTCTCTGGCTTTATACACATGCCTGCTTTAGCTTTAGCGATAGTGTCTTTTGATATGCCAGTAATCCCAACCGCTTGCTTCATTTTGCCAAATCCAAGTATAGCCTTTGATAATTTCGCTCTCTCTTTAATACTCAATTTCTCAGTTACTGGTGTTGCGTTATCGTTTTTCAGTACATTTGCTTCGCTATTCATATCGCTATCGTGTTTGATGATTCAAAGATATGTTAGATAAGCTAACAAACAATCAAACAATGTGTGTTTTTATGAAATTTAAATGTTGTAAAATATAACAATGCTTTTATTAGATGGATTCTAAAAAAGAGTACATAAAACTCGTAGGAACAGTAAAAAACCTAGCAAAGGCGAGAGGAGAAAGATTAACCAACGAAGAAATAGCAAACAGACTGGGATACAATAGATCCTATTTTTCTACCCTAATGGGAAGTGCGGGGAAGGTTGAAAAATCTCACATTGAAGACTTTAAGCTTCGTTTTCAAAACGAATTAGCCGGCGTAATAAAACCAGTAGAGGGCGATTCGGTTAATAGGGAAAGAGCATTAATAAAGGTGCTTATGCACCGGGTGGCGAAGCTGGAGGCAGAGAGGTTGGGTATACCAGTGGAGTTAGTTCTAGCAGAACTGGAAAAAGATACCATGATAGCATGGCGGGACTTGGAACAAGGTAGTGCGAAACAATAGCAGTTATCGGTTTCTTCTTTTTGCCTCTTTTCTTCATGTTGTGGAGTTGTATATTGAAAGTGTCCAATAGGTAAAATTAATTATACCGTACTCTGCTAATGTCCTGATATTGACCGCAGTCTATCTGCGTTATGAGTAGATTAACAAAACCCCTTAACAAAATAACTGATATTATACCTCATCGATATTCACGAATGTTACACCACCAAACATCACAACACATGAAGAAATTAATTATCATTCTATTTTTAGCTATCCCATTCTCAATTTGTGCACAAAAACTTAGTAATGCCTATATTGGAGCAATGCTCCATGACCTTGATCAACCAGGAATATCACTTGTAAACTCATTCGGAGTGAGCCCATATTTAGGATTGGGAGCAGGAGTAGATATTACCAGCTACAAAAGCGGCTTAATGGTTCCGATATATTTTGATGTGAGGGGGAAAATACCGGTAAATAACTGGACTCCTTTCATAAATGGGCAGTTTGGGAAGCCGCTCTATAATCATGAAGTAGATTTGGAAGCCAACTCACCAACCGGTGATTTTAAGGCTAAGGCAAAGGGACAATACTTCTACGGTGCAGGGGGCGGGGTATCGTATAAGCATAATAAAGTAGGGGTCTTTCTTTCGTATACTCAGCGGTTTTACCAATTCAAATACGATGATATAAATGTTAATGGCCAGCAGATGAACCCAGATAAGAATAAGTCAATGGGAATAATAACTGCGGGCTTGGTGTTTTAAGAACAAAAAATATAGAATGAAAAAATTATTACTTATTATATTTTTATCGCCTATATACTTATTTGCGCAAGAAAAAGGGCCATATAATCACTTGAAGTTAGAGAACAATCAGGTTGTGTTTCAAGAGGTATATCAATATGACAGCTTATCAGCCCAAAAGATTAAACAAGCATTAGCTGCGTATGTTCCGACAATAAAAGGCCTTAAGGATTATCAATTAGAAGGAGATGTAATAACTGGTGTTGTTGCGGGATACATTGACTACAAAAAATATGGCGGTAAGTGGGGAAGCACCGCTACATTTATGAACCATCCTTTTACAGCCAACGTTAATTTTATCTGGAAAGATGGCCGCTATCGTGCTACCGCGACTAATATAGTCTTCCATACAGCTGGATTTGGTGATATGGACGCCACAATGATATTTGCAAAGGGTAAGAAGGTTAAAGTTTGGGATGATAGGCAAATCATCATAAAGGCCGGGGAGTATATTGAACAGTATTTAAATGAACTATTCACGGTAAAACAATCAAATAATTGGTAAGGTAATGGTAAAAGAGGCTTATAAGATAGGGTTACGTCGGCGTTACCTAGCTGTATTTGACGAGATTGTAGAGAAGAAAGGGATAACAGATAAGGAGTTATGTGCAACCATAGATATGTCAGCCTCCCATATATCCCAGATGAGATCTAGCAACCGGTATCCAACCACTGAGCAGGTACTTACCTTGTGTGATACCTACGGTTACGACTTGGCATATGTCATCCGGGGAAAGGATAAGTTAGCCAATAAGCGGCCGGCAGATGGTGCCACTTTGGAGGATATCTACAAGGAAGTGCAGGATCTGAAGCAAATGATATCCAGTATAAAGTCAAAGAAGTGAGGGTGTTGTTGCCCTCTTTTTTTGATAATCAGTTGCCAAATAGTAAATAAATTGCCATACCTTAGAGTAGGTTTGACCGGTATTCCGGGCTGTTAGGTTTCAATTTGTTAGGATTATATACGACTGAATGTCAACTACACATAAGATACGTGCCTGCTATCTTCGCTGGGCCAAATACGATCATGGCATATCTGACACAGATATTGACTTCTCCATCAAAGTAGATGAATTTATGCAGGAACTGGAAAGGGTTAAGGCATTAGGCGTGACTGACGCTAATGGATGGCTAAACCTGCGGATAGTGGAGAACGCCGCTCCGGAGGGTAAAGGGTATTCCCACAAGCTTAAGATAATCCTATAACACCATGAAGTTATTCGGTAAACACATGTCAGCGTCGTTTAATTTACTCATCCCGGGAGAAGATCTTCTCATCGGGATTAATATCTGTCATGGGGAGACGGAGTGCTGTGGAGACCCTGTTGTAATTACACGGATAGGTATGGGGTTCGGGGAAATTGATGTTTTTGTTCAAGGAGATCACAGCCATGGCAAGTAAACAAAAACCAACCACGAAACCGAGAGGTAAAAAACCTGTTAAAAAGCAGATCAATAAAACTATGGGGGGGGGCGACCTTCCTGTTGTGGATGTGGTTGAAAACAAATATTCAAACAAAGGGGGAAGACCTGCTAAATACGATACTCCTGAAGAACTATCTGTAGAAGTGGATTCATACTTTAAATACTGCGAAGGTGAGTTTCATATTGAAAAGAAGATAGTCTCTGGGAAAAAAACGAAGGCAAACAAGTTTAGTGAAGATAATACAGAAGATGAAAGCATTGAAACGGTTGATGTTAAGGTATGGAATAGATATCCAGAACCCTATACGGTTACTGGACTAGTATTGTACTTAGGCTTTGCTCACCGGCAAAGCCTTGACGATTATGAAGAAAGAGGCCCACAGTTTTCTGACATTATAAAAAGGGCACGTTCCAGAGTTGAACATGGGTACGAGCTTCGGTTGTTCCATGACCGGCCTGTGGGGGCCATATTTGCGCTTACAAACATGGGGTGGAAGAACCAACAGCAGGTAGACCATACTTCAAAAGGGGAACGTTTGGGGGCAACAGATCTCTCAAAGTTGACCGACGAAGAGCTATCCAAGCTGGCAGAATTACAACTAAAAGTACGTGGCGAATGATTTACTTCAAATACCGCGCATAGAGATATTGGTCGAGCTCTTTAAGAGAAAGAGGTTCGACCCTTTTGTTATTAAAGACGGCCTTAAGCACGAAAAGCAGGAACAGGCGCTTCAGATACTCACTGATAACGAAACAGAGGAATTTGGGTATGGTGGAGCTGCAGGAGGAGCAAAGTCTTGGACTGGGTGTGTGTGGGAAGTGTTCATGGCAATGGCTTACCCCGGCACCAGGTGGTTTATTGGTAGGGAAGAGCTAAAGCGACTGAGGGAATCTACTTACCAGACATTCCTGAAGGTGTGTAAGGCATATGGGATTAAAAGGGATGTTCACTGGGCGTACAATGGGCAAGATCACTTCATACAGTTTACGAACGGAAGCAGAATAGATCTTCTCGACTTGAAATATGTTCCCCGTGATCCTTTTTATGAAAGGTATGGATCAGTAGAGTATACCGGTGGGTGGATAGAAGAAGGTGGAGAGGTAAACTTTGGCGCTTTTGATACACTCAAGTCAAGGGTGGGGCGACAACTGAATGAGAAGTACGGAATACTGGGGAAGATCTTTGTTACACTGAATCCAAAAAAGAACTGGTGTCATACAGTATTCTGGAAGCCGTTTAAGGCGAAAGCCATGCCAGCAATAAGAAAGTTTTTGCAGGCACTGGTTCAAGATAACCCATTTATAGACGCTGGCTATATCGACAAGCTGAGATCTATAACAGATAAGGTAAAAAAACAGCGGCTACTGTTTGGGAACTTTGATTATGATGATGACGATAATTCGCTAATAGAGTACGATGCCATTAACGACATATACACCAATACTTATGTCGTAGAGGGGAAGAAATATATCACAGCAGACGTAGCCAGGTTCGGTGCTGATAAGTCGGTTATAATGCTCTGGAATGGGATGAGGGTATTCCATATCAAGGTATTGCTAAAGCAAAGGACTACTAAAGTGGCAGATGAAATAGAGAAGCTAAGAACCAAGTACGCTATCCCACTCTCTCAGGTCATTGTAGATGAAGATGGTGTCGGTGGCGGAGTTGTAGATAAGTTGGGTTGCCAGGGGTTTGTGAATAACAGTTCACCGCTGGATAATCCCCATACAAAAGAGCAGGAGAATTACAAGAATCTGAAAAGTCAGTGCTATTACATGCTGGCAGAAAGGATAAATGATCATAAGGTATATGTTGACTGTGAGGATTACGAGATAAAAGAAGCATTGACAGAGGAGTTGGAGCAGGTGAAAAAGAGAGATGTTGACACAGATAAAAAGCTGGAAGTTATGCCAAAGGATGCCGTAAAGGAATTGTTAGGCAGGTCCCCAGATTATTCGGATACACTGATGATGAGGATGTTCTTCGAATTAAAACCTAAATCAAATTGGCAAATATTCTAAAGAGGTTACTGGGTCCATCTCCAAAGGAAATTCAGAGTATGATGAATTCATATGTTCAGCAATGGATTGATCAAAATGGACCTGTCTGGGCACCGGTGATGCCTATCTATCCGAAAGTAGACCAGAAAGCATCTGTTCAGAAGGGGTATTGTAGTAATGCAGATGTTTATTCCATCATAAGCCGAAAGGCGCAAATGGCGGCCGGCATTCCATTCTATGTATACAAGGTTAAAAATGCGGAAGGGAAGAAGTGGTTGCGTGAATATAAGACATTGACTTCTGGAGATATGTTAACACCTGCAGCCTTGGCAAAGGCTCAGATATATAAGGTCAAGGCGCTCCAAGAAGTGGAAGAGAATAACCCTGTAAATAAGCTACTTCAACGCCCAAACAAGACAGACTCACAGTCGGAATTCCTTGAGAAGTGTTATGGCTTCCTGGACATAACCGGGAATGTATATATCTGGAAAGAAGCTCTTGAAATGGGTGCAAATCAGGGCAAACCGGTAGGTCTATATACATTGCCTTCTCAATACATAACCGTTGTGCCAGACGGCACTTTTCCTGTCTCTACAGCAGGATATATGTTCTTTCTGTGGGGTGAAATGGGGCTAAAGAAAGAAGAGATAATCCATATCAAGTACTTCAATCCAGACTATCAGCCGGACGGTTCACATTTAGTAGGTATGCCGCCGTTGAGAGCTGGTGCAAAGACACTTACCAGGTCAGATAGTGCTGTTGATAGTTCAACTGCACAATTCCAGCATGGAGGACCTGCCGGCATGATGTACAACGAGTCAATTACTCCGGATGAGGAAAGTATGAAGCAGGTGGGGGCCCTCAAAAAGAAGTGGGAAGCGGAGACATGGGGTAATAAGAATCGAGGTAAGATATTATTCTCTGCCGGCAAACTGGGCTACCTACAAACTGGCTTATCACCTGCAGATCTTGAAGTGTTGGAGTCTGAGATGTATACCTTTCGTCAGTTGTGCAGGTTATTCAAGATGCCGTCTGCTATATTCAACGATAACGACAAGGCTACCTACAACAATATGGAGCAGTTCTATAAGGCTGCTTATACTGATGGGGTGATACCAATGGTTATTAAGATGCGGGATGCTCTCAATTCGTTCCTTTTGCCCGATTTTGGGGATAATGGTGAATATTTCATAGATGCAGACTTCTCAAACATTCCAGTACTCCAGGAAGATATGAAAACTCTCACGGAATGGCTGGATAAGTCGTGGGAGATCACTCCGAATGAACGCCGGGAGCTGAAGAAGTTTGGCCGGTCATCAGATCCAAACATGGATAAGGTGTGGATGCCATCAGGCTTGGACACCATGGATAACCTTTCTATGGAGGTTGATGATGTGGAAGGCGCTATAACAGACCTGAATAAAAGCGGACTTAATCCGTATTGATAATACTTTACTGTTTGTTTGTATGGTGAGTAGGTTTCATTTATTGTTTAAATAGTATTATTTATGTTGAATAAGGTTGTACCAATATTAAGGCATGGGCCATCTTGCGATTACCATCGCACAATATTGCCTTTCAAATATTTGGGATTCGACATACAGCCTAAACCTATCAACTATGCAGCTGCCGAGTTAATAGTATTCAACCGGTTAGCCCATGAACCTCCAGAGCGGTTCTTCGCACAACAGAAACTACATGGGTTCAAATACATTGTTGATATAGATGATTACTGGCACCTTTACCCACACCACCATATCTACGCTAATTGGCAGAAGGCAAAGTTTACCGAGAAGATAATGGCTTTCATTAAGGGGGCTAACGCGGTTACTACAACCAATTCAGCATTAGCGGCTAAAGTTGCGCAACTAAACAAAAACGTTGTGATCATCCCAAATGCATTGCCATTTGATCATGGACAGTTTGATAGCACAAACAATACCGATGATCAAATCAGGTTTGTATATGCCGGCGGCAGTTCCCACTATCACGACTTCGCGCTGGTTGCTGGTGCGATCAAGGGTACAACACGGGTAAACTTCACATTGGCAGGGATAGAGAACAATCCTGCCTGGTTACAGATGCAGGCGCTTCTTCGTAATGTCAGTTACGGTAAACGAGCATGCCAACCATTGGATAGTTACATGTCCGTATACAGTAATGCTAATGTGTCATTGGCTCCATTGGAAGCAAATGAGTTCAATTGTCTGAAAAGCAATCTTAAGATGTTGGAGGCAGGATGTAAGAACCTTGCATTTATTGCCAGCAAAACAGCACCATATTTCAATGAGCTGGATAAGCGATATGTAATGTATGCTGAAACAGAAAGTGAATGGAAGGCGTTGATGGCTGAATGTATAAAAGATCCGGCGATAGTAAAAGAGGCTGGATTGCAACTAGGGGAGCATGTGCGACAACATTATGATTTGCGGAAAGTAAACGAAATAAGAAGGCAGCTGTATGAAAGTATGCTATAGCAATCCATATAATCGGGAGAAGAACATAGGAAAGTCGCTAAACGAGTTTTGCGACATGGTTCCAGGTGATTCATGGATTGTGCTTCAGGATGGAGATATAATGTACCTAACAGACTATTGGGGTACTCAGATTGAGGATATTATAGCAAAGAACGCAGACTACGACTTGATTGGGTGTATGACCAATAGACTTAAACACAATCATCAGTTATACTTGGGTAAGTTCTCTGATGATTCTGATATCCGTAATCACATTGGCGTTGCAGAACAGTTGCATAGTTCCGATTATGATACAGTGGAGCACACCGAAAAGCCAATTGCCGGCATGTTTATGTTGTTCCCGAAAATAACATGGACTAAACATCGGTTCAAAGAGAACTCTCCAACGTTTGATACTCATTTCAGCCGGGCAATTCAAAGAACAGGAGGGAAGGTGGGAATAGCAAAGGGGTTATATGTGTTTCACAAATATCGGATGGGTAAACCTGATCCAAAAACAAATGATAAACATCTAAAATAGATATATGGCTTTGATTGCAATGGCTTGCTATGACACGGTAGAAAATGGACGTACCTGGATGACTAAGGAAACACTGATTTCATTATCTGAAACGGTTGATTTCAGGAAGCATCGATTGTTTGTAATTGATAACGCCAGTTGCCAGGCAACAAAAGATTTGCTGAAAGAGTTCGCATGGATGCAATTTACGCTGATCGGTAATGATGTGAATGTAGGGACAGCAAAGGCAATTAACCAGGCATGGAGACACAGAACACCGGGTGAAAACCTGATCAAGATGGATAATGATGTGGTTATCCGTGCTGCTGGATGGGTGGAGTTGTTGGAAGAGTTGATTACCAGAATGGGGAAGACTGACATTCCCGCCGGTATTGTAGGGCTGAAACGGAAAGACTGCATAGAATCACCTAACCTACCAGAAGAGGATTTCTACCGGAGCGAATTGGTAATGTCACCAGCGCCATTAGGCCATAAGTGGATAGTTGCAGAAAGGGTAAACCATGTAATGGGTACCTGCCAAATGTATAACCATCAGTTAATAGATCGCATAGGGGGGTTATACCAGATGGATGGGTTATATGGATTTGATGATACGTTGGCGGCTATTAGATGCCAGGTTGCCGGCTTCCATAGTTATTTCCTGCCAGAGATTGTCATTGACCACATAGATCCGGGAGGCACCAACTACCAGAAATGGAAAGAAGGGTATGCTGGGGAGAGGATGAGAAAATTCAACGAACTACGCGAACAATATATTAACGGACAAACATCAATTTTCTATCAATTATGAAGCAAGTAAACACATTGCCTGGGGATAGTTCAGACTATCATCTACTAACCAAAGGAGTAGAGTTAAGTAAGGATGTAGTAGGTATGACCTGCGAGATAGGGCTACGGTTAGGGGGCGGCACCAAGTACATTGTGGATGCCATATCGGCAAATTGTCCCGGTAAGGTGCATATCGCCATTGATCCATATGGGCACATCGAGTATAACAATAAAGAAGGTAGCATCTGCCGGCTGGATTATACTAATGAAATGCGTGATACTTGTTTGGGTAACCTGTATCCATATGTGGCATCAAAGGGAGTTCAATTCCTATTCTTCAATCTGGAAGATACTGAGTTCTTCAACCGCTATGCAGATGGGGTACCTGTATACAGGTTAGAGAAGACGCTGGAAACAAAGTACTCTTTCATTCATTTTGATGGCCCTCATGCAGTTGATCCATTAAAGGAAGAACTGGATTTCTTTATTCCCCGTGCATCTAAAGGCGCTATTTTCGCATTCGATGATATCACGGACTACTATGATCATAGTGAGATAGAAGCCATCCTTTTCAATGCAGGCTTTGTTTTGATTGAAAAGACATTTCATAAGGGAATATATCGGTATGAAAACTAAGATTGTTACAGTAGCGACACGACCAGACCCGGGGCTTACTATGCTTATTGAAAGTATGGAAAAGTTTGGGCTGGATTATGTCGTGTTGGGACAGGATCAGCAATGGAAAGGTTTTGGGACTAAAATAATATTGCTGGAGAAATACCTAAAGAGTATTGACCCGGAATATACCCATGTCGTTTTTGTTGATGCTTATGATGTGGCACTCCTGTCAGGTATGGATGAAATAGAAAAACAGTACACTGATAGCTGGCCCGGTAAAATAGTGTTCAGTGCTGAGTTGAACTGTTGGCCCTGTGCAGAGTTATCTGAGCGGTATCCAGCCTGTGACAGCTTGTGGCGGTATCTCAATTCGGGTAGCTACATGGCTCCAATCAGTGGGTTATTAAGCCTGTTCAGTGCATATCCTCCGGTGTTTGAAATGGATGATCAACTGTACTTCACAAAGATGCTACTTGGCGGGGAATCTCCTATAGTGTTGGACACTAATTGCAGCCTGTTTCAAACCACTGCATTCTGTTACAATAACGAATATAGGGCAGATGGTGCACGCCTGGTAAATAACTTGACAGGTACCATGCCGGTTGTAATACATGGAAACGGCAGAACCCCAATGGATTCCATATACGAATTATTAAAACATAACTAATGTCATTAACAGACGTACAGAAAAGCTGGAAGAATTCACCCGCTCACCATAAAATGGTGAATGAGTCATTTGCATCTTCAGTTAATGCAGATCCAAGCCTAAAGGCACATAGAGATTTTGTTGAGCAGAATGTTTTTGGATTCGGGGAACGGTCTTTCCAGTGGTTACATAAGCTAATCGTTGACGATATGCCGGATAACTTCGCTTTCATGGAAATAGGCGTATTCAAAGGGCAAATCCTTTCACTGTATAAGATGTTGGCAGACGTAACCGGGAAAAGTGTAACACGGTATGGAGTGACCCCGCTGTCAACTGCAGGTGGCGTGTGGGAGTCTGACTATAAGAGGGATATTGAGTTCATTCATGACACGTTCATGCTGGATAAAGATTATCAGCTGCTGGTAGGTTTAAGTACTGATCCAGCGATCATACAGGAGGCTCAATCACTCTCTGTAGATGTCCTATATATTGATGGGGGACATGATCATGCAACGGTGGTCAGCGACATTGTGAATTATATTCCTATCATTAAACCTGGCGGATACCTGATAATTGACGATTGCGCAAATGATATGAGCATGCCATGGGGCTATTTCACCGGGATTCAGGAAGTAACTGACGCTACCGGTAGTATAATGAATACCCATCCAGATTATGAGTTCCTGTTCAATGTAGTGCACAATAAGGTTTGGAGGAAAATAAGATAAAGTATGAAATCATTCCTTGTTCCTGCATTAGGCGGCTGTCCAATAATATCCAGTGGAATTTATAGTCACGTTAATGACAGGTACATAACAGGTGAGGTGCTCAATTGTATTCACAATAAAGTGCATATAGGCCGCCAGTATAAGCTTAATATAAATACTCCAATATTCGATATTATTGGCATCCTGTCTGGATACGAATGTATTACAGAGGCTAAGGGTGCCGGTGGCTATTGTGATTTCAATAACAGGGTAATAGCAATAGATAATAAGCAAAGTGGTGGGCTTCATACTGTGTGTCACGAAATTAGCCATTCTATACAGGCTGAGTTAGGAATATTCAATGATGATGGTAGTGTTTTGTCCTGGCAGGTTAAGATGGAACACCAATGTGAAACAATGGCATATTATCTATATAATGGGTTGTTCCCAGAAGCTCCCAAACCATGGGGTCAATTTACATCCTATTTCAATAAGGAATCTATTCTGTGGTTGGCCGATTGGTATAAAGGATACGTAGAAAATGATTTGATCTTTAAATCATAATAAATGAACCTTGACGACATAGTAAACAGGGCCATCCCCATTGATCCAAAGGACTGTAAGATAAAAAAAGCCTACAAGGAAGGCTTACGTCTTCAAACCAAACAAGATATTATCAAGTTAATTACTCATAACTTTACGCCCAAACCGAAAGAGGAATCAAAACAAGGGTAAATATATTTCGTAAACTAATTACCAAATAGTAAATTTGTAAAGATTGACCTTGCATTTAAGGGCGGATAAGACGGGATAAACAGACATGCAGCTGCAAGGGATCAATTCACCTTTGCGGCTTTTCTATTTTATACCGATTAAAAATAATTATATGGCTTTATTCATGGGAAAGATATATGCCTCAAAAAACAAAATACAATTACCGTCAGATTTCTTGCTTATAGATGCAACGAGTGCCTCGGAGGCCTGGAATAAGATAAATAAACATGCGATAGCTAAAACAGGGGAGTATAAGAATCACGAAAACAAGGCAGTTAGAGGAATTTTATTTGAAGGGATAGTTCAACATACTTTAAGATAATGGATAAATATCATATCCTTAATCAGTTCGTATCATCATTCGTAATCCTATGCATTATAGTATGGGCAATCCAAAAGGGAACAACAAAATCCAATAAACATGAGTGAATTATCAAGAGGCGAATCTCGTGTTCGCACTTCCTTCAATCCGTCTAATACATCAATTGTGGATCAGATTAAGCAGAAGAGTGCAGAGTTGATCAACTTGGTTGATGACATGCCTGCAAAATCTTCTCTTGCAGATAAGGAGTTAGGTGAATTTGTAAGGGTTAAAGCATTGGCTATGACAGCCTATGAAGAAGCTGCGATGTGGGCTGTAAAGGCTGCAACATTTTAACTAACCGGCCCGACAATTGTCGGGCCTTAATTCTTTTTATGAATAAGGAACAACTCACTGATGATAAGGTAAGGGAGATTGATAAAATTGCTTATCAACTTACTAAAATTGGGGATGATAAAGCAATCATTAAGGAGCCATTAAAACACGACTTATATAATGGCAATACTCCAATGAGTCAATATAATGATATAATACAAAGAAATGGTCTAAGTGATTTATATGAGACCTTCCGGTTGCTTCTATTTGCAGCCCTGTGTAAACAGGAGAACGAGTTAAAGGATAAACTGACTTATACTATAAACGAGAAAGTATGATCAAGTCATCTGAACTAAGAATAGGGAATTTACTTACAGGGGTTCTTACAGGCGAGTTAGTTATTGTTGATTGGCTGGTGATGAAGCACGTGCAAGACAACGGGAACATACAAGCTCCTCCTTATGATATGAGTGCGGTATATGAACCTATTACCCTAACTGAAGAGTGGATAAATAGGTTTGGATTGGCTAATGGTAAAGAAATCTACAGAGGCCTTACCATATGGCAGAACAGGATTAGGGATGGATCGGGTAATTATGATGGGTATACATTCTCAACTACGCGGGCTGATGTGGAATGCCGGTTTGTACTTAGACTCTCAGTCAAAACTGTTCATCATCTGCAGAACCTGTACTATGTACTCACCGGTCAAGAACTAACCTTAAAACAGTAAGTTATATGAAAAACACAGGTAATGTTTATTATTGTTACGCTGATGGGACTTGTCAATGGGGTGGGACTTTCGACAATGATAAATACTATACTACCAGGGGCAATACCTTGATTGAAGGAAAGCATGGTGAAATAATTGCGAGGTGGAAAGTAAAGAGTAAAATAAATGCGTAACGAATCGTGCCGACAACTTGTAACCCTGGTTGAAGCCAGACAAGAACAACCCTTCATTTGGCAGGTGGATATAACCGGGCTTAATATTCATGAATCCGTTAAACAACTGATTATTAATTGCTACCTGCAAAAGACACCGTTTGCCCTGTCAACTGATGAAGGGGATAATATTGTGTACTTTCTGCCGGCAAATGGCTGTGCTGTTTGGGTAGATAATGGAGGTGTAACACTTAATACGTTTTCTGATCACAACCAGTTTCAAGACTGTTTTAAGATAGTATTGGTAGGACACAGGAAGTTTGTAGGAGTTCGGGAAATAGAATGGCATGAAGTATACAAAGAGATTGTAGAACAAATAAAGTCACTGGAATGAGCAATAAAGAGAATAACGAATATGCTAGGCGTCATGCGGTCTGGGTGGCTAAGCAAGAAAAGAAATGGGTTAAAAGGGTATATAAAGCCCTTCAGGTCAATAATCTTTCCTTTGCCAACTATGCAAAGATAAATGGACTTACCCCTGCTATCAAGGTGATTGATACTGTAGTAGAAATGAAGCCAATCGTGGAGGTTCTACGGGCTTTGTATTTGTCTGTGGGCATTGAACGTGCTAATATTGTGAGGCGAGAGATACAGTTGGATAGTAAGAAAGGGGTAAGTGATTTTTTGGATATTATTACCGATGCCATATTGAACTTTTTTTCGGCTTATGCAATATCCATTTCTGTTATGTCGATCTTAAGGACACAGAAGAAAACCATACTTGCCTACATTCTTAAGGCCCGAAATTCTGGCATGAGTGATGAACAGATTATTAATTCAATTGACAACATTCTACCCGCGATCACACCTCCAGTTATTCCTCCGCCTGTTATTGCACCAAATGCACCTATTGTGGTTCCAGAACCTATAGCGCAAATAACCCCAATTGAAACACCTATAATAACGGCCGGCAATCTTGATCAGATAGCTGTGCAAGGAAATACAAATAGAGACACTGACATCATTAGGGGGATTGAAGAATTACCAGCAAGTAAAAATCAGGCACGAGTTATTACTCAGACTGAAATTACAAGGGTAAAAAACTATGCTGCATATGTGGGGGCAGATGTAACAAATATATTGCTGGATAAAATATGGATTTGCCGATTGGACAATTTGGTTAGAAGGAAAGGTAAAAAATATCCCTGGGATCATTTCGCACCGCATGGGCAGACAGTGCCGCTTGAATTACCTTTCACTGTTTCAGGAGAGGCACTTATGTATCCGGGAGATCCCACTGCGAGTAAGGGGAATATTGAAGGGTGCAGATGTGTCATGAAGTTTAAGCCTCGCAGAGGTGCAAATGGGCTGGTTCTACCAAAACCGATAGTTGAATCAAGAGGGATTACAGTTATACAGCCAGGTCCCAGCAATATAACTCAAATCATTACAATAGGATTTAATGGCCAATAAATAAATATTGGTAATTAATTGCCATATCGTACATTTGTTACCAAATAGCGGGCTGTTATTCAGATACTTTCTTACTTGCTTTTCGCTTCGACCGCTAATAAGTCACTGACAGCCCATGCAGGCGGCATTAGAGCGTAAAGTCTTCGATCTCAAAACACTTGATGTAGATAAGGCGACAAAGAGCGTCAAGATCGCTATAGCCGAACTTGAAAGCGTTGATCGTGATCGTGATATCTTCTCAAATACTGCATTCGACAAAACTATTAAGGAGCGTGGCCCACTTGGTACCAATGAAGTGTGGCACATGGCAGATCATGGCTACTCCCTCAATTCTGCATTAAGCAAATTCAAAGAACTATATAAAGAAGGTAAGTATATCGTCGGTATTTCAGAATACCGGGATACAAAACTGTGGCGTGATACCATCTGGCCTTTGTATGAAGCAGGAGACATTAACCAGCATTCAGTAGGCTTCCGGACGGTAAAGTCTGGGCAGTACTCTGAGGATGTACGCGAGATTACAGAAGCTGCATTGTGGGAAGGCAGCGCCGTCTTGTGGGGCGCAAACCCATATACCCCAACTCTTGGCATAACCAAATCCCTGATAAAACCGGAGCAGATTGAGGCGGAAGTAAAACGCTTCGATCTGCTTATTAAATCTATCAAAACAGGCCGTTTCGAAGATGATAATAGCCTGTTATTATTGGAACTCAAAAGGCTCCAGCAATTCACGATTGACCTTTCAAAAATTACCACTGAGCCGGAAGAAAAGTCCACTCAGCCGGATAGTGCAAAGGACCTGATAGCATTGATTCAAATGGAATCAGAAATCAAAAACACTGTCTCTGGACTTTTCAACTAACACAGATGGATATTAAAGAAATTAAAGGCGCGGTACAGGAAGTAATTGCTCCCGTTGCTGAACAGGTTAAAGAAGTAAAAACGGCTGCCGATGCCGCTAAGACGGCCGCTGAAGATGCCGGTAAAAAGGCGGAAACGGTAGAAACAGAAGTTAAAAAGGTGAATGATGAAGTGAAGGGCCTGAATGACTGGAAGGTTAAGAAGGACGAATCTGATCAGAAGAACCAGGAAGCGCTTGACAAACTTATTCTGGACAACCAGAAGGGAAGAGTTGTTGTAGGAACTGAACAAAAGCATTTTAAAACACTGTTGGCAGAATCCATCCAGGAGAATAAAGACAGCATTGCAAAGTTCGCAAAGAAAGAAACCCGTGAGGCTTCCTTTCAAATGAAGGCTGTAGGTGACATGACACTTATTAGCCCAACAACTTTCCCAACCGCTGATGTATCGGTTACTGATCTACGTCCTGGTATTATTGAACGCCCAAGACGCCGGCTTCATATTCGCCAGTTATTGAGTGGTGGTAGCATGAGTGGATCTCACTATGCATATGTCAAGGAAATAACCGGTGAAGGCGCAATTGCGCCTGTTGCTGAAGGTGCTCTGAAGCCTCGCCTTGATCTGCGTTTGCAGGAAGTAAGCGTTGCGGCTGAAACCATTGCGGGTATCGTGAAGGTATCTCGTAAGATGCTAAACGATGTTCCTGGCTTAACCACTTTCCTGCAATCTCGCCTTCCTGAAAAGTTGCTTCGTGTAGAAGACGATCAGCTGTTGAATGGTAATGGTAACACGCCAAATATTTCCGGTATCACTGATGCTGGTAATTATACAGCTGCTACCGGTACATCAACTGTGTGGATTGAACAACTGGTAGATGCAGTTACACAGCTGGAAGAAGCCGACCGTGATGTTAATGGCATCTTGGTAAGACCTTCTGATTATGCAACCTTGCTACTGAATCGTGCTGCAGGTGGTGCAGGTACTTACGATCTACCACGTGAACTGGTTACCTATACCAATGGGCAGCTGTATGTTGCTGGTGTTCCGGTATTCAAATCTACCGCAGCAAATGCTGGTCAATTCATCGTTGGTGATTGGGTAATGGGAGCCAACCTGATAATCCAGGAACCTCCAATCCTTCAGTTCTTCGAACAGGATGAAGACAACGTTCAGAAGAATATGATTACCGTTCGTATTGAGGAAACAATTGCTTTCCCAATCTATGGTAATGATTACTTCATCGTTGGTGAATTCGATATACCAACTACTTGATTTTGGGTTAAGTAATAAACTGGGCGGTAATATGAAACTTTGACTGTTGTCGTAGGCAGTGCCGCCCGCAAAATCTGAATATGAAAGTCAGAATAAAAAAGAGATTTCGGGATATAAATACGCGTAAAATAATGTTCATCGGAGAGTTTGCTGAGTATGATAATGATCGTGCTCTCCAACTTGCACAAGGTGGATTCGTCTTTATAGAAGAAAATGGGGAGGCTTTGGCCCCAAATGATGACCCCTCCGAATCTTCTGATGTTAATGACGAAGATCCCGAGAAGGATGAGCACAAGGAGAATATAAGTGAGAAGGTGGAATCTGAACATGTGCCCAAAAGCGAGACACCTACACCGAATCAAAGAGGTAGAAAAAAGAGATCATAATGTGCAGTAATAAGCTGTTAGATAAGAAAATTGTCACCGGTCCAGCAGTGGAGCCTGTTTCTTTGGCTGATGCAAAGCTGTATATGAACGTTGACTATACTGAGAAAGATTCTCTTATTACTTCTCTTATTACAGCAGCCAGACAATTACTGGAAGATAAGTATGATATCGGAATAGTGGAAAAAGATCTCGTGGTGGTTGTAGATAACAGTTGTGGCGGAATTGATTTGCCTGGCGCTCCAATAGGCGCAATTACCGGCGTAGACACTGAAGGTGTAACGGTAACATTAACAACAATTGGTGAGAGTGACAAGTATGTTGAATCGCCATGCAGCTGTTATCTGAAGTTGTCTTATAAGAGTGGGTATCCTCTTGCCAATATACCAGAGGTTTATAAAACGGCAATTAAAGAGCAAGTTCTATGGATGTTTGAAAATCTCGGAGATGTAGAAACAATTGATAAGATATGCCCAATGTCCGCTGCATGTTTGAAGCCTTATCGTCGTAACGGATATGGGGTATTCATATGAGTAAGTTACAGCCACAAGGGCAGTTTAATCGGCGTTTAGAAGCGCAAAAGTTAAGCCGGGTACAGAACGATTCTGGCGGATTTACAGAAACGTGGACAACTGTTTATACGACTTGGGCTTACGTGGGGCCGGTTAAATCGTGGAGAGAAATACAATTGCTACAAAACGTACAAAACGCTTCATACGAAGTGCAAATAAGACACACTGCCAGTCATGAGGTGAGCAAGGATATACGGTTCATTTACGAGGGTAAAGTTCTCATAGTGAATAGTATAACAGAGATGACAGAAGGTAGAAAAAGGTTCTATTCGTTGATTCTAATTGAGCAGGGTTAATGGCACGGCCTTACATAGGATTCAGCTTCACCGGGATAGATAAACTGGTGAAAGAAATCAATACTTATAAAAAGGAGATTCAGGATAAGATAGATAATGAGATGCAGGCATCTGTTATTACTATCTCGGAAGATGCAAAAGCGGCGGCTCCACGTGAATCAGGGGAACTGATAAATTCAATAGGATGGAACAGGTTGGGGGATCATAGTTATAATGTAGTTGCGAGAAAGTATTATTCACCTTATGTGGAGTTTGGGACCGGAGGATTGGTAGATGTGCCAACAGGGCTTGAAGAGTATGCGATGCAGTTTTATGTTGGACCTGGTGTAAACTTACCAGCACATCCATTCCTGTTTCCGGCATATGAGGCAGAGAAGAAAGAGCTTATTAAAAGGATAAGGCAAATACTGAACCTTGGTGGGAATATTACGGTAATCAGACCCGGACCATCAAACATAACCAGTGTGACAACAATATGATCAGTGCTAACTATTACATAAGGAAAGGGTACTTCCAGAAACTTAATGGGGCTGTGTTCAGTAATGGTCAGCCAGTCAAGGTATATGATGGTATGGTACCTAATAATGCGGTCTATCCCTATATAATATTATCCACTCAGACAGCATCAGATACAAGCGTGAAGAGATGTCAGGGACAAGAGGCAACAATGCTTGTAGATGTGGTGACCGGTTATACTGGTGAGGTAGAAAGAGAAACGATAGATGATATAGCAAACCAAATATTTCAACTTATTAACCCTGTAGATTCGTCCGGATTTATTGATGCCGGGACTGATTTACAGGTGATATCAACGAGATTAATTTCTGATACGACAATGGAGGCGCAAAACGATGTATATAAGGTTCTCCGGCGGCTGATAAGGTTTACACACAGAGTACAAGAACAAGTAAACATCTAATTATGGCCACAAGATTACCGGCTGCCGGAAGTATCGGGGTATTCATTAAAACGGGTTTAAACTTCCTTGTTTTAGTATGCCAAACAGACCTCACATTTGACCGCTCCAGGGATACCATTGATGCAAACAGCAAATGCGGCCCTAATCAGGTTCCTTCTAACAATCCTACTTACGAAATCACAGGTACTGCACAGGTATTATTATCAGATGATGATGATCCTGAGTTTGATAGCCAGGCATCTGAGGCACTGGTTGATCAGTTGTTCCGTGCAAAAACAGAATATGACTGGAAGATTGGCCCATTGAGCGGCATTGCTGTTCCTGGTGATGTAATCTATGAAGGGGTTGGCTTCTTCTCCAATCTGTCAACATCTTACCCGAATGAAGACGTTGCAACTTTTGATTTCACTATCACTGTTAAGGGTGAATACACTCAGGATATAGAACCTGCTACAACATAATAAGCTACGATATATGAATGGTCGGATTGAGATAACATTGGGCGGTAAACTCCGCTCGTTACGGTTCAATAATTACGCTAAGGAAGAATTGGGTAAGGTGTTCAAGGGCGATCCTTTGGACGCAACAAAGACTTTCATAGATAAGTTATCAGATAGTCCTCTCTCTGCAATGAAAACACTAGTGTATTGCGGCATGGTAGGCCATTATGAGGCAAGAGAATTGGAAAGAGACTTCATTCGTGCAGATGTAGCGGAGTGGGTGGGGGATGCTGATGATAATGATTTGGCCTCTGTTTTCAACTGCTGGCTTGATACTACGCAATTGAGAAGCCTTTTACCAGAGAATAAGCAAGAAGAAGTTCCTGCAGAGGAGCCAAAAAAAAAGCAACCTGGGAGGAAGTCAAAGACTTCGCAATAGGAGAAATGGGGTTGATGCCTCATGATTTCTATTGCATGACCTGGAAAGACTATTCCAGAGCTGCTCAAGGTTATTGGTTAAGGCATTCAAGATATATGGAGGGAGTACGCCGGTTAGCTTATTTCACAGTGATATCCAATGCTGATCCAAAGAAAAGCAGATCTATCAAGGAAGATAAATTATTCAGGCTTATTACGGATCAAATTAAAGAACAACCAAAGGCAAAGCGTCTTTCTTCTACGGAAATTAAGGCGCTTTTGAATAGGTATAAAAAGGGATAGATGGCTAGTAATGAAGGATTAAATCTTGCTATAGGGGCAAATTTAAGCGGCTTAACAACTGGCTTAGATAGGGCTGTGAATAGTCTAAATCAAACTTCAAATACTATAGAGTCAATAGCTGCTAATTTAGTCGCAGCCTTTAATTCCTTACAACCAGCTGTAAACAATACTGTTTCAATTGTTAATAACCTTTCTCCTGTTACCGCTGCCGCTGCTGCGGGGATAACAAATTTATCAGCCGCAATTACTTCAGGGCAAGCATCTTTCACTGGATTAGGTGTAGCAAGCACCCAAGCGTCTACCGGAATAAATACTATAGCCGCATCAGCTACAAATGCGGCTAATTCAATTAACAACTTATCGCCCTCTTCAGGAGCAAGTGCAGCAGGAATAACTAACCTTGCAAATGCTATTCAGTCCGGACAGGCTTCATTTACCGGATTGGGCACAGCCACCACACAGGCATCTGCAGGGTTAAATAATGTTACAGCATCAGCAACTAATACTAGATCTTCAATTAATAGACTATCCCCTGTATCAGGGGCAGCAGCTGCTGGCATAACAAACTTATCCAGATCCGTAACCGCTGGTCAGGTTTCATTGAATGGAGCAACCTTAAATGCGAATAGGTTGGCTCCAGCATTAAATAATATAAATAGACCATCTAACACTGCAGCCAATAGTTTACAAAACTTAGGACGAATTGCATCCGATTCGCCATTTGGATTTATAGCGATTCAAAATAATTTAGATCCATTATTTGAATCTTTCAGGAGGCTTCAGGCTGAGACAGGAAGCACTGGAGGTGCATTAAAAGCGTTGGGTAAATCTTTAATGGGGGCAGGAGGTATCGCATTGGCATTCACTGTAGTATCAGCGTTAATAACTGCGGCCATACAGAAATATGGGTCATTAGGAAATGCTTATGATGCCCTGATGGGTAAATTAAGTGCCGCCAAACAATTACAAGACGAATATAACAAAGCTATATCTTCCACAGTAGGTGCCGTGGCTGGTGAAATGTCCAAATTGGAAGGGTGGCTTGCAGTAGCAAGGGATGAAAATATTTCACGCGAACAGCGGTTAAGAGCTGTTAAATTAATACAAAAAGAATATCCAGATTATCTTAAAAATATCTCGTTAGAGAATATAAACAGTAAACAAACCGCTGAATCTATTGACTTGATGACAGCGGCACTGATAAGACAGGCCCGGGTTAAAGGAGCGCAAGATCTTATATCGAAAGAACAAGCAAAAATATTTACAGCACAAAATAAGCCATTAAAAGAACAGGCTTCCTTACTCGCTACCGCGCAAGGTGCCTTAGTTCAGTTTTTTGATATAAGCGGCACGTCGGGTCAAGTGCTGGCAAATGCTTTGCAAGCTGGATCGGGCTGGAAAGCTCAAAGCAAAGTTGTCAATGATGCTGATAGTAATATTAAAAGGTTACAAAATACAATTAATGAACTACTTAAAACCGATGCAGTTGCAGGAACGCTTGGTATCGGAGAGCATTTAGATGAAACAGCAAAATCTGGTAAAACTGTAGCTGACATCCTTAAAGAATTAGGACTTGAGTTATCTGCAATAGATGCTCAGGCATCACTTACCGGGGCAACATTTGATTCAATTGCGAACAATAAAATCACCGCCCTGCAAAAAGCATTTGAAGATCTTGTGAAACTGGGATTGAAACCAACATCTCCAGAGATACAAAAGATTGCTACACAGATTAATTCATTATCAGATAAAATAATAGGTAAGTCAGAACTTAAAGGTATTCAGTTATTCCAATTTGATGGTAAATCAATTGTCACTGCTGAAGCTCAGCTTATACACTTAAGAAGTGAAATTCAAAGACTAACGGATACTGGATTTGATCCAGCATCCGAATCTGTTGCAAATCTTCAGAGTAAATATGACATTCTTTCGGCTGCAATAGGGAATAAACCACTATTTGATGTAGATAACTTTGTAGAGGTTGATAGCAAACTTAAATCATTGTCCTCTGGATTGATTAATGTATCGAAGGCACAAGGCATTTTCAATGCGAAAATAGAAGAAGGGATTACAAGATCAGCAATATTAAAACTAAGATTAACTGACCTAGTTAATTATTTAAATAGCTCTTTACAACAGGCCGCTTTAGATGCAGGAGTTGCCCTTACTGAGGGTATAGTCAATGCTGCTTCCGGGAAGGGGATACAATCTGCAATGGCAGGATTTGCTAATATTTTCGGTGGATATCTTACAAATCTGGGTAAACAACTGATTATATATAGTGGAATATTGGATGCAATTAAGGTTTCAATACAATCATTAAACCCGGGGGTTGCTGTTGCGGCTGGCATTGCCGCAATTGCAGCGGGGCAAGCATTAAAGAATTATGCATCTAAAGTTCCCTCTTTTGCAACCGGTGGACTCGTGACAGAGCCAACTCTCGCAATGGTAGGAGATAACCCTGGCAAGAAAGAGGCGATTATCCCGTCAGAGTTGTGGGATAAGATAGGAGGTGGAGGAACTGGATTCATCGCAGAAACACGGGTTGGATTGACTGAATTAATTATTGGACTTCGTAGAGCAGAAAGGGAGGGTAGGAGATAATGGCTACATACGGGACAATATATAGAATGCAGTTCAGGGATAAGAAAGACCTCTTATGGAGGGTTGATTTTCGACTTAAAAATGCTGGCGATACTGACACTCCACTCGTGTTGCAATATGGCGGTGGAGAGCCGGTAGTGATTAACTGGAATAATTCTGATGAAGACCAATTCGCAACTATAATTGGAAGTAAAGCAAGCATAACCTATTACAAGAGTAATGATACAGACCCCTCTCCTGAAACGTTTATTAATATTGAAGAGGATGAATGGTTGATAGATATAAGCAAACTGTCAGATAATACAACTCCTGTTTTGTTTTGGCGCGGTTTTATTAAGCCAGATAGTAATCAATATCCATGGTTGCCTATGCCATATAGCTTTACAATCAATGCTGTTGATTTTACGTTTTCAAAGGGCACAACAATTGATCTTAACGATACGAATTTATTCCTATACGACTTTGTAACAGTAGGAGATTTTATTAAGAGGTCGTTATTTAATTCTATAGGATATGAAGACAGTATTGCTAAAATATTATTTAGCATCAAACCGGATTCTATTGGGTCAGATTTGATAACAGAATCATTATGGGTGCACACTGATGCATTCTATGATTTCAAGGACGGAGCTAAGTTTGCGTATGATGCATTAGAACAGTTTTTCGAATCGGTTGATTCAAGGGTATTTTACTCTAACGGCTCATATTGGATTCAGAGAGTACAAGATATCGGGAGTAGTAATCAATCATTAATAGTAATCACTCCAGAAGATACAGGTGGGATGATTACTATTAATTATGATATCTCTCAGCCATTAGGCAATTCTCCTGCTGACACCGTTGTATATCTTAACAAGACACAAATGTTAACGGTTAATGCCGCTATTAAAAAGCAACGCGTTAATTATCCATTACAAGGGATTAACCAAATAAGGAACTTTGATTGGAGGTCAAGTACTCAATCACCATTCCTAGATTGGGAAGGAGATATTACCGGATTCTACACGCGTCAGGGGGTAGGTAATCTGGAAGATCAATTCAGAATACGGATTGGAGACGCTACGGGTAGTACATTCAGAAGTATTTGGTCAAGAATATCTGTGGCAGTGAATCAATTGGTAAGACTAGAGTTGAAAAACAAAAGCTACTTAACATTGCCTGCAGTAGATGCTGTTACATATGGAGTGTTTACTAAGGCAGTAGTCGTATTGGTAGAATCAGGAACGATTGATCCATTAAAATGGTTAGGTACTGATGGTAAGTGGAATAATGTCACAGGCGGAAATGTAGGGGAGGACGAATATTATCACATATCATCCAATCCGAAAAACAACGCCAATACAGGAACTATTGAAATACTAAGTGAGCCTATCCCTGTTATTTCGGGTATTGCTTCTTATGAGGTTCTTGTTGTAGTTGTTGATAGCGGCATCAGTCCAGCGCCTCCTTCCGGTAGTTCATTCTATACAGAATTATACCCGGCCTTTTTGCGTGTTTACAATGATCCATACGTGAAAATACAAGAGGACATTGTTAACTCAAAGAAATATTCTTTGATCCCAAGTGATAAGGAGAAATTCTTCTTAGATATACAGGATACAGGGTTGTCCAATACAATCTTCTATGATGATGCAGGAGTAAAGAAAGCTATTCCGTTCAATGATTGGGATGGGAAAACCATTGACGAAACCGTATTGAGAGGAGAGTTGGATCAGCAGAATAAACCGGGATATAGTTTTGATGGTGATGTATTCAGCAATGAACTTTCATTCCACCATGCTATTACCTTGACGGATTTAGACAACAAGACCATGATGTTACTTAGAGATAAGTACAGTGTAATGTCTTGTGTCCATTCAATATATGCTACTGAGATAATGCCTATTGGCGCTGGGATTGGAACTTATACAGTCACACCGCTAACACAGGACGAGTAATGTTTATAAGAGGATCAGATTTCAATTTCTATATACTTCGTGATGGTGTGCCGGTGGCCATCTGCCACTCGGTTGATTGTGTGATAGAAACAACTACTGAAGAATTGGATACAACTGGACCGACAAACGGCAAGTGGGCATCCTTCATACCAGGTATTAATTCCTATACGATCAGTGCTCCTGGGATTTCTGTGTATCAGGATGATATGAATATTGTCGATTTGAGGGAGTACCAGGGCGTAGGTAATGTACTGGAATGGAGGGCCGGTATTGATGCTGATGGAGGATTGCAATATCGTGGGAGCATGTTCATTACATCGCTATCACAAAGCAGCCCACATACGGATATCCTGCGGTATGAAATGTCGGCACGAGGGACAGGTCCACTACAGATCGTTAAGAATCCATTAATCAGAACTGTATATCTATCTGATCTTTTCGGCATCCGGCTGGCAGGTTGCCCTGACCCATATCCAGTATCAGTGTTGTGGTATGATGGCAGTCTTATAGGGTTGGCTAATAATCCGGATGATGTAATAACTCAATTCAATGGATATGCTGGCAATGAGTATTATGTATTAAGTAGCCCGGACAACAGTTGCAATTTCACAATGAGTATAGCTTGGGATGCTCCGGACAACCCAGAATGGGTACCTGCAGAACCAGGTGGATTAACAGGATTATGGACCGGTGAAGGAGATGGCGGTATTAGCCCAACAGAAGATGGAGATGAATTAATAACACCAATAGAAGTAGAACCATGAGGCCAGATGTAACAGAAGTAGATCTCTATAGTACTCGGGAACTTCCCGATGCTACGCCACTTGTGCCTGATGAGACATGGTATGTTCCATTATGTGATCCTCTAACTGGGATTTCATATAGAGCAAATCAAGAACTTATAGGTGGAATAATAAGTAATTATGTAGGTGGTGGGATTGTAATCCCAGATCGGGTATATAGGATTGGAATAAGTCTACCTGTCGGTGCAACTGTAACTGTTGAAGATGGGAAAGGAGTAATAACTGATCCATATCTTGACGGAAAGGTCTATTCCGTGAATAGGCGTGGCACTGAGTTGATGATGAAAGGGGTTGAGTGGGATAATCTTTCAGGAGACGAAATAAGACTATTGCAAACTGATGATATATTCAGTGATGACGAGGTGGTTATTGTTCAATTTCAGCCACAAATAAGTTCTATAATCAGTGCTCCGAACTCTATAGCACGATTCACGAATGGCGTTCAATTAATAAACTCAAACATCACATTAACAGCATCTACTTATCGTAAGCTTCTTGTATTGGCTGGCGGATATCTGGTTACTCTTGGGGTTGATTACCCTGAGAATGTGATATGTGCATTCACTCAGAATAGTACCGGTAACGGGCAGTCAACTATATCGGCTCCTGTAGGACAGACAATCGCCTATAATGGAACGAATGTATCATCTGTATGGATTGGAAAGAATGAGCGCATCAGCTTCATTCGATTAGATATTACATGGTATGTTGTGTTCGATACTCTTGGCTATGATCGCATAGGACAGATTGTACCTGGAAGACTTGTGGGTGCAAACCAGATTATAGCACAGGGGCAAACAGTTCTACGTTCAGAATATCCACGGGTATTGGATTATCTGAATAGGCTTAATACAGCATATCCAGGTGTAGTGCTTAGTGCAGGAAGTTGGCCTTCTGCTAAAACGTATTGGGGCTTCGGTAATGGGACTACTACAATACAGGTGCCGGATTTACGAGGATATTTCCCTCGCTGGTTAGATCTTGGTGCTGGTATCGATGCTGATCGAGTATCAAGTTCATTAGAAAACAAGCCAGGAAGTCCTGAAGGCATGAAGGTTGAGTCTCATGCGCATCCAGCGTCTAATTCAGACGGCACCGCAAAGTTTGTGAAAAGAAAAGGGACTAAAACACCCGGTATAGCAACCAATCCAGTTAACGGATTTGAATACCAGGAACAAAACACAGGAACATATGGCGGCAATGAAACGCGACCAATTAACGCAGGTGAATTACCATTAATTTTTGTATGATGAGAAGGATAATAATTATATCGCTGATTTTAATATCAGCATTCGCGCATGGCCAGGTTTATGTTAATAATCCGGCTTATGGAACCAACTTTAAAAGGGGGAATTTTATTACTGTTTTGCAAATACCATCAGATACAACACTGGATGGGACTACAAATCCGTGTGCACAGATTGCCAAGATTGATAATGTTATCTATACCTATAATTGCGATAGTGTGAAATGGGTCCAAATAGTAGTGGCAGATACAGGTATTCAGTTGGCTCTTGATTCAGCCCGTCGCTCCAACGATACACTCTTCTTCCGGATTACTACTGGAGGCGAGTTGGCTATTAAGATGGATTACTACACAAAGCATGAAAGTGATTCAGTCTTTAATATCACAGCTTCACATGGACTAAATAAAACCGGGAACGATATTCAATTAGGAGGTACATTTGGTGATGATGGGGAGGATGTAACTGTATTGGGAAATGAAAATCAATCATTACGTCTTCGAGGCACTTATAATACCGACTACAGCTCTGATGACTACACTTCTGAAGCCAGAATATTAGGAAGCGGAATAATACTACAATCCATCAACCGTGTGAATGGAGGCAATACCTCATTAAGCATAGGTAGTACAACTGGAATTGTAGCAAGTAGTGTTAAAGGAGGGTCTATTACAAGCACGAACGGTGATGCTACAGCTTCAATTGCTATCCCTGCCAATTCATCTGGTGTTCAAATTAATAGTGATATAAGCAGTACAGGCGGTTCAAGTTCGTTAAATATAAGTTCTTCAGGTAATTCACAGTTAACAGCAAACAATTCACTAACAATATCTACTCCATTAATGACATTACAGGCCGGAACGGTACTGGACATTGATGGACTTAAAAATAATGTAGGTATTGACAGTACATTATACACTGACGAAAATGGAATAGTCAAACAAAGAGTTCTGGCAATGTCTGATGTGCCCGGATTGGTAGATACGTTGAACGCGAGAAAAGATAGTACTTTCTGGACAAAAGTATATGGTAGCCTACGACCGAAAACCATATCTGATAGCGTAGGCATTGGCAAGAAAGCAACTGTACCATTTGATGTTGCCGGTAAGTCTAATTTTGATGACACCACAAAAATGCATTCATTAGTTTTAGGCGGAGCGCAGCCCGCTATCCCCAGTGTATACAGGATGTATGTATACGGGAATAATGCATTCACAGGTACTACTGCCTGGAACGGCGGAATATACAGCAGCAGGAATAGTATAGCAATATCTAATAGGACAATATCCCCTTGGTCGGCTTTCAATTCATCTGGAACTAATGATATATCTCCGGTGGCTACAATTGGGTGGTATAGATTTCAGGCATCTGGTTTAGGGAAAGCCCTTTATGGGGACTATTTGGGTAGGCTATTTTTTGGTGCTTATACAGGATCGGCGTTAAACTCAGGGCTGAAGGTAATGGCTGAAATGCGAGTGCAGACTACACAGCATATTGACACTACCAGATATGGAGCCAAAATTTATTTCATGACCACAAAAAACGGTTCTGTTCCAGTTGGTCCTACTGATAGTGCTACGCTGAATCCAAGAACAGCGCTGTTACTTGAAAACAATCAAAATGTAGCAGTTGGAGTAAGTGCGATTAACGACAGTGCATATTTGGGTAGATTTCAGGTAAGGGCCGATAGTGCAAATAGCGTTACACAACCATTGATATATACAGATTCATATCTAAAGGCTTTTAGATGGGCCATATTAGGCACCGGACAGGAAAAAAACTCCTTTCTTGCAACCACGTCATCAGGAATAGCATTGAACGTATTATATGTTGATCCTGCGGATAGTCTGGTTAAAAAAGGTATACTTCCTTCTACCGGATCTACTCCGCCTGTTGTTAATCTTATTATTCCCAATGATGTATATGCGGTTGAAGGAGCAGAGTTCAATGTTTATAATGACAATATTGTGCTGTCGGATTATGGAAAATCTGATTTTCAATATGACTATGTATGTACGAAAGGAATTCAGTATAATAATCGTTTCTCTTATACTCCGACACAGGCAGATAGTGGGACCACTACGCTGGCAATTAACGTATTATACAAAGGAGGTGTCATAGCGACAAAGACTGTCAATCTGCATTCTACGACCAGACGTGCCGGTACCTCCACGCGCAACGTAATCATGGGCGGTGATTCGCAAGTGAATGCTGGTACTATTACAGACACTGCGAAGGCAAATTATAGTTCTGATGTGATGGTTATTAACTATAAAGGAACGCAGCCAACACCAGGAGGTAATTTCATGGAGGCTCGTGGAGGATGGCAATGGTCAGACTTTACCACTGTAGGAAGAACATTCTACAAGTTCATAGTATCTGGTATTACTATTCCTCCTGCACTGAACGCCGCCTATACAAATAACTCCAGCACATTTGCAGCAAGGGAAATAAACCTTTCGGGAGGTTCTGGATATATATCTTATGAAAGAACAGTAGGTGTTAATGCCCCATTGTCATCAGGAACTCTTACAAAAAGTACTGGAGTCGGTGATGCAACAATAACTTATAGTTCTGTCACTACGGTACCGGGTAATCCGCTCTGGAATGGAACATTAAGCAGAATGGATGTTGCAGGTTATCTAACTACATATAGTATAACAATGACTACGGGCGATTGGTGGACATGGCAATTAGGAACTAATGACGTGTTCAGTTATACCGATACCGCAACATTGAACACAAAAATAGCAGCTGTTCTGGTAAGTATTGATACGATGATCAATGCTATACAGGCAGGAGCACCCGGAACGAAAATAGCCCTGGTTCTCCCTAATCCGCCAGCAGATCAAGATGCGGCCGGCTCTAATTATACAGCAGGACAAACTGCATGGAGGTTCGACGATAATATTAAGCGGTATATGAAGGCGGTGCTGGCAAAGTACGATAACTCTACTTATCAAGGTAATGGGGTGTATGTGCTTGGGGGTAATACCAACATAGATACCAAGAATAATATGCAATTCAGTGTGCAACGTGTTAACGCGCGTTCGACTGAAACGTATGTCCGACAGATTAATCTCGTGCATCCAGATGTATCTGGATATTCACAATTCTCAGATAGTTATTACGCATTATTCAAATGGTTCAAATAATGAAAAACATTTTACTATTAGCCTGCTTCACTATTTCTATTTCAACTCAGGCTCAACAGAAAAACATTAGAATCACTGACTTAGGTGGTATTATTAGTGCTGTTCCGACGAGGGATAATTATGGCACATTGAATTACTCCAACCAGTCCGCAAATCGTGTAGTTGCATCGCCCAACGGCACTACAGGCCCCATGTCCGTTAGGTTACTGGTATCTGGGGATATTCCTGCATTAGATGTTGCAAAGATAACAACCGGAACATTGCCCGTAACAAGAGGTGGAACAGGATTGGCGTCATTGGGATCTGCATTGCAGCAATTGCGTGTTAATGCAGGAGCAACTGCATTGGAGTATTTTACTCCATCTGCTACTGTTCAAACATCCGGCCCAGTGAAAGATTTCTATGCTAATGCAACTGCCGCGGATTCACTATATGCTTATACTGTTCCTTCTTCATTTCTTGCTGTTAATGGCGATAAGGTGTCGTTTACTTATGCTGGTTTTTTCGCTCCTGCCGGGGCAACAGCCAGGGGGGTCGGAGTTGCTGTTAATGGCACTAATATGGCGTCACTATCAAATGGAGTTACGTTGGGCGGAAAATGGAAAATACATGGAACAATAATAAGGGTAAGCAATACTGTAATAAGATATGTGGCAGATATTTCATTCGATAATTCTGGCGTGGGATCTAACCTAACTTTATTGTCAAATGATGAAATAACAGGACAAAATCTTTCTGCAAATGGAGCAAGGATTGCGTTAACTGTAGTATCGCCAAATACAAATGTTACAGCTATTCTTGGATCACTTACATATATTTCAGCAGCACCTTAATTAAATCTTACACCATGCCTGAAACAAAGTTCGGCCCCGGCCAGATTACAACACAGACCCCTATGTGGGCAAAATGGATGTTCCGCATCACGTTCATTCTTACGACAGCTGTCACCGGATGGGTTGCAGCCACAAATATTTTCCCACAGGAAACAAAATATGAGATCACACTTCTACTGAAGCTACTTATAGATCCCATTGTATATGGAGTTAGTAAGATGTTCGGTGTGCAAGTAAAAGATGATGAGCAATGAACTGGGATAATATTCGATTCACTGCACGGGATATGCTCATGATTATTGTGAATGTTGTGACTGCAACATCATTCATTCTAATAATGAAGGGAGATATTCGCACGCTGGTAAACGGGCAGCAACGCATGGAAGCAAAGCAGGATAAGTCAGAAGATGACAATACCTCTTTTCGAGCCAAATGCCAGGTAGAATTAACTGAGTTGAAAGTTCGTATCAGTATCGTAGAACAAAAAGTAAACAATATTGAAATAGAACAAAACGCAATCAAATCAATCAAATGAAGAAGTTCTTTTTTTTATCCCTGTTCCTACCAGTATTTGTTTCGGGACAGATGAAGCAAATTAGCTATGATGCAAACGCCGGTACCGGTATAAGGATTGATCAGGATGGACATATTGAAAGTGCAGTAGTATTCTTGCCTGAACGATATGAAACGAAGGATACTTGGCCAACAATACTATATTTTCATGGTGCTGGGGAAAGCTCAAAAGATAGGGTATATTCAAAGGTATTGGGCAATGGTCTTCCTAAAAACATTGTACAAGGCTTTAAGATACCTTATATCGTAATTTCGGTGCAGGACCAGTGGAGTACACCAACACCTGCGGTCATAGATTATGTGTTGAAAAATACATTCCTCAAGGCTTACAACATTGACACTACACGTATTTATACTACAGGGTTGTCATATGGTGGTGGAGGTGCAGTGGCGATGGCAATAGCGCATCCTGAATATATATCTGCAGTAGTCAGTGCAAGCCCTTCTGCATTACAACCGGGAGAGGTAACCAACCTTCCGGTATTGGCCAAAAACAATATACCAGTGTGGTTCTGGTACGGGACGAAAGATACCGGGCCATTTGGTGACAATGCAAAAAACTACTCTGCAAAAATCACATCAGCCGGCGGAAGTTCCTGGATAACTACGGAGGCGGTAGGACATGGTCCTTGGGAGGCCCTGTATAAGGGCGCTTCTAAATTAAGCGGGAAAACAATGTACGATTTCTTCGCTCAATATGGGAAAGTCGCAGTCCTTCCACCTGTCATTGATACACCAATGAAAAAGCTATTGTTCACCCTGAAAGTATACAGTGATGGAAGCGTTGAAAAGTTGTAGCATTCTGCTGATGATCGTTCTGTCGTCATGTGCAACTATGCGCAAGGATAGTTCATCCAAAGTTGATGAACAGAAGAATATCGACACTAGTTCACAAGTACATAATTATCAGAAGGAAACAACCACAGAAGAAAAGGGAAGTGTTCCCGTAGTTACTGATGCTGATAGCGTGCAGACTTCGGGTGCCATGTCTGCTGAGGATACTACTACTTACCAGCAAACTACTGAAACACATGATATGAGTCTGACGACCACCGTTAAGCCGAAGATGAAAGACGGCAAAGTGACTGGGTATGATATCAACAGTAAGGCGGTTGCAAAACCGAAGACTGTTGATGTTCCAGTAGATCGAAAGACCACTACGAAGGAAACCGTTACAGATAAGAAACAGACAGGCATTACAGACACTAAAAAAGAAGTAGTAACTGCCAGTACGAAAGAACGAACTGGGTTTAATGCATGGGGATCTGTTGCTATTGTAGGGGTAATAATACTTTTCTTGATATTCGTGTTTTTTAGGCTATGGAAATAATGCAAGACGCGATCGTAATCTATAACCAACAGGTAGGTAATGATGTACTGATTTCACTATTTATTTACATGTGTTTTTTAATTTTCATATACAGTATAATATATGCATCTCAGCGAAAAAGGCGAAAAACTAATTAAGGGATTCGAATCGTGTAGGCTTTCTGCTTACCAAGATAGTGCGAAAATCTGGACGATTGGATGGGGAAATACTAGTTACGAAAATGGTGCGCGCGTGAAGCAGGGGGACCTTCTATCTCAGTACAGGGCGGATGAACTCTTCAAGCGGATTGCAAATAAGTTCGTTAATGATGTGAATTTTCTTACCAAGAACACATTTCTTAAACAATATCAGTTCGATGCACTGGTTTCGTTCTCGTATAATGTAGGTAGCGATATAGATATTGATAATATCGCAGAAGGACTGGGTGACAGTACACTGCTGAAGCTCGTACTGGCAAACCCAAATGATCATAAGATACCTGCAGAGTTCTTGAAATGGAATAAGTCTAAGGGTAAAGTACTTGGTGGATTAACAAGACGGCGTAAATCAGAAGCACATTTATATAGTACAGGAGAACTGAATTTATTTGAATAAAATATTAGATTTTGGTTGATAATTCGGGCTCGGTTTCTACCGGGCCTTTTCTTTTCCAACTGCGCAATAATTTTGAACAGTTCACTGCCTCCATATTAACTACCCACAATTCCAGTAATTATATCTTGTATTTTCATTTTTGTTGCAAAAACAATTCTGAAACATTTTTTGAAAAAGTGCTGTTATTTCAAATATAGTTGTATCTTTGATTTATCAAACAAACAAAAACACTTTTATCATGAACTATCAGAACGCAGACAACTCTTTAAGAATTGATCAAACAGTTATAGTTTATTCAGAAAATGGTGTAGATACAGCTGGTCATATAATTGATATAGAAATAAATCGTATAAGAGTAATTATCACACACAAAGCAGATCAGAACGGTGTATTCATTAAAATGGATCGTCCATTTAATCGATTTGGCAATTGGGTTAATCTTGACGATATATGTACAATAAATTAAAATAAATTTAATTTTTGAGAATTAGCAAATAATTAATTAGTAAAAAAGAATATATTAATACACCCGCACAGAGATCATCATAACAAGGATTTACCTATGGAAAAGAAAACAACGCAAGGTGGCTCCCGGCCAGGTGCCGGACGACCCGCATTAAGTGAAAAGTACACTGAAAAGCGGGTTAAAATCTATGATAAGCACCTGATAGTGCTTAAGCAAAAGGGGCTGGACAAAAGTATTAGCACATATCTTAATGCCCTGATTGAGAAAGATCTAACTGCGCAATAATTAAGGTAATTCGGCCCGTGCTATCCATACAATAAGAGACTTGACAGCAATGTCCAGATCACACCCAGTTCGGTCAATTCGATTCAGTATTATACTAACCCCTTCTTTGAAATATTTCTCATCTACTCTTTGTTTTTGAAGCTCCTCTATTATTTCTTCAGGTGTTATTATTTGTTTTTTCTTATTCTGGATCGGGAGAAAGTATTGAGTTATAATTTCCTTTAACTTATCCAGTATTGTAATAGGAACCTCTCCAGAGAGTATTCGAATAACGTTATCGGAAATGCTAATTTCTACTGGGTTGCCATCTATCTTGGCAAAAACAATTGGTTCATGTGGTTTCTTATGGAGGTTAACTTTAACCTCTCCTATTTTAATTTTCGTGGATTGCATACTCTAATTTATGCAAAAATGTGTTTGATCAAACACATTTGATCGAACAGTGATCATTGAAACTATTATATATATGTTCGCCGTTATGTTGCAGCAGGACGAACGTAAGGTAATAGAAGAGTTTGGCTGGAGGGTACGTACCCTCCGTAAGGAACGGGGCTGGTCTATATCAGACTTATCCCATGAAGCCTTGATTGATGCAGGATATCTTGGAAAGGTAGAAAGGGGAGAGGTTAATCCCGGACTTATCTATATTACCTCCTTGGCGAAGGCGTTTGAGATGGAAATTTGGGAACTTCTGAAATATTAATTAGTCAGTGTTTTAGACATAATCAATTATATAATCGTCTATAATCCCTTACAGTATTATGTATTGAATGTAATGTTATATAAAAAGACTTTATGCAAATGATATTTTTTCACAGGCTGTCCCATAGCCATTCTCCAATATTATGTTGCATCTGGTAAGTATTTTGTAAATAAATTCAATCCCCTTTATTCTCATTTAATCCCAGTCTTTTCTGTAAATTGGACATAAATACAGACATAAATGTTTATTGTCTCCAATTCCTACGTTTATTTCTCCAAATATTGTTCAGATGGCCGTGCCAGGGTGGCAATCGGTATAAGATATGAAAGTAATCAACAATTTGATGAAAAACTACTAAAAAAATCCCAACAGCTATTACTTAACAGAATTAAGGATAAGGTAACACACTATGAAGAAAGCTGTGCAAGGCTACAAGAGCCATTGAAAAAGATGGCAATTGAATCGATAGCGCGTGAAATACTTGGTAAGGGTGGAGGTAAGGCTACATTCCTTACGGATTGGCAAGGCATGATTTCTAAGATGAAGTCAGGTGAATTGGTTCAAAAAAAGAATGGGAAGAAATATTCAGATAATACAATAGTAGGATTCGAAACTACACTTAAGCAGTTATCAAGGTTTTCAGAGGATGAAAAGATTATTCTGAATTACAAGTTCAATATTAATACCCGTAATCAATTTGTTCAGTGGATGATGAAGCAGGATTATGCAACCAATACCATTTCCATATCTGTATCCCTAATCAAGGTATTCCTGGGGCATGCAAAGAGTATTGGCAGGCATAACAACCTATTTCACAAGGATGAATTATTCCTTTTCAGTCCAGAATTGACTGATACAATTGCATTATCAATGCAGGAAATTAAGACACTGTATGAGTTGAAATTAACAACTGCACAGGGTAAGGCAAGGGATGTATTCATCTTTGGGTGCTTTTTGGCTCTCAGAAAGAGTGATCTTATACAAATCAATAATTACATTATCAGAGGGAATGTAATTGAAGTGCTGACTACTAAAACGGGGGAGAAGGTAATATTGCCATTACACCCGTATGTAAGAGATATACATGAGAAGTATGGTGGTCAACTACCAGTATTTCACTATGCAATGTTGAATTATCATTTACCTCGGATATGCAAGATTGCCGGGTTTAAGGACAAACATCTTATCACAATGACTAAAGGAGGGGTGAAACAAGGACAATATTATGAAAAGTGGGAGTTGGTAAGTCCACACACAATAAGACGGACCTGTGCCACTAATATGTATCTGGCTGGCATTGATGTGCATGATTGTATGAAGATCACGGGGCATAAGACAGAGGAAATGTTTCTAAGGTATATACGGATCGAAAAAGAAGAGAATGCACAACGGCTGGCGCTGCATCCCTTCTTCACAGATCGTCTATGAATTCAACCATTCGCCCACGATGATATATATAGCTTTTCTTGCCCCGCCTACTTCCGTCGCTGCATAATTTTTCATCAGCATTACTTAGAGACTTATAATGATGTCCCATTCGAATCAGCGCTTCATTTCTCCATTTCTCCAGCTGTCGCTTAGTTACTGGGAATTCCCCCAGTAACTTGGCTTCTGTAATCCATTCGCACAATGATACTGCTGATATTGCCAACATTTCTTTTGCAATTGCATGTGCTATTTGTTTCGTCTCCTTTGTCATACTTCACTGTTAATATAATTATCAAAAACAACATTTTCCCCATCCGGAGATATCAAACATCCCATTGTCAGCTTCCCATGGCATCTGATCATTGAAAGACGGTTGATATGCACCTTCTGACCTATCCATATTCATTGATCTGGAAAATATATGACCACGCAATGGATTCCCTGAACATAAGAGCTCAGACATTCTACTGTGTGACACGTGCTCCTGATGGATGGCATCTGTAATCCGTTCGTAAGTATACACCAATTCTCCTTTCGTATTGAACTTGTATACTGGTTTGCAGGAGTTAGGTTTATAGTTGACCTGTTCGTTATTTTTCATTATAGTTCTTTTAATTGTTTGTATTTATGAGAAAACTGGCTTCAAAATCAATCGATCTTTTATATCATCAATTGCACCTTGTATGTTAGTCCGATTGCTAATACAGATCTCCTGTATTGCAGACATTGGGAGTAATATGTTTTCACAATCGCAATTAATATCTATTGACTGTTGATAGAACAATGATAGATATTCCTCTATCTGCTTAACTTTAGGGAAGTCTATTTCCAAAATCTCATCAACTCTGCCGGGTCGTAATAAAGCAGGATCTAGCTTCTCAAGGTGATTCGTTGTAATGCATGTGATCAACCCTTCCTTATAGAATGCTCCATCCATGCAATTTAACAGGCATGAGAAACTAATGGAACTTCCACCTTCTCTTTTTACGAATGTTGCATCAATGTCTTCCACAAGAAGTACAGTATTGCCTGGTAGTTTATTAAAGGCATGTTGAAGTGCAGAATCGTCCTGAAGTGAGCTTGGATTGAGGACGTACAGTTCTCTCTGCGTGTGTGCTGCTATTGCCATTGAAAGGCTTGTCTTTCCGGTACCGGGACGACCATGAAAACAATAAGTCCTTTTATAAGGAATGGAGGTATTGGTGTACCAGTATTTTGATTCATTGAATAAATTAATACCATTTATCAACTCCATTTTTTTATCTGGATCGATTATTATCTTCTCTAAGCCCTTAACGGTAATTGAATTGAATTTATCCCAATTCCCATATTTGTCATTAACGCGTATATGTACTTGGTTTTGTAGGAACTGAGCGTAGTGGTCATTAACCATATCTTGTAGCAGTTTTGTAATAACATCCTTTGCCAGAAATCCTTTAATTGAATATTCGTATCCGAACAGTTGTTTAAGGCTCTGTGCGTGTTCAAGCTTTTGTCGTTGTTTGGAAATAAATATTCGCCTCCCGTTCACTATTATCGTAAATATGGTAACAGACTGGTTATAGGAAATTACAGGAGCTTTCTTAACCTCGTTATCAGGGATTCCTGAGGTAATCAGTCTACCTTCCACATCTTTGTATTCCTTCTGGTGATTTTTTTGCAGCCAAATTTCTAAAATATTAAATAAATCATCATATTCATATACGTGAACAGTGTATATGAAATTAGAAGTTATTTTTTTACTGGCCAGTTTGAATAACTCCTTCGGTATTTCTTTGAGCGAATATATAGTTCCACCTAATGCCGTCATTATAATGCCGGTACCGATAATAGGGTTGTTAAATAATTGTTGAATGTTGCTTAAGTCCATTGGTTTATTTTTTTGGTAGTGAGGGTAGAGGCATCCAGTGTATAGGTTTCCTGGCGATCCAGATTTCATCATACATACCACCGCGTTGTTCAACGCATTCGTACCATCCGGGTTTCAGGTAGACTAATTCACCTATTACATCGAAATCCATCTGTTTTTCCCCGTCTTCCAGTTCTACTTCAATTTCCTTTCCGGTGGTATAGTTACATATCCATCTGTTTTTCCCATCAGTGGCTAGAACTACCACACCGTATGCGCAGTTCTTCTTTGGTAGTCTTTCACCTACTGGTATCCACTTTGGCAGCACGAACTCAGCGCCGGCAATGAAACCTTCTTGGTAAGTTCCAAAGAATATTTGTTCCTTTGAATATTCTTTGGCTGCTTCTATAATTATTTCCTTATCCATTGTTATTTATTTTTTTGTTGGTAAACGAGTTTCCTGTACTTCTGTTCAATCACCTGGCTTCGGAAAGATAGTTTCAGCGCAAGCCCGTGATATATATTTTCGTCTCGTTTTACCTTGTGAATTAGTGGTGCTGGTTTTGTGATATCAGTTGATCCTCCGGCTGCCCAATAAGAAGCAGAATTACTATCCGTATATTCAATTAACCCAGCATAAGGAGGAACCTCTTCAGGCTTAAGTAATCCATTTGGGACAACAAAGAAGAATCTATTGCAATGACTTTCATTGGTTTGTAGCTTTTTATGTTTCGCACCGTTATCTTTTTTGAAATCAGCAAAGAAATCTGATCTGCTGATTTTAATTTCATATTCAACTATATACCCAGACTTCATGATCTTGCATACATCCATTTCATACCATCCCAGATAGAAATTTGGAATTATAATATCAGAAGTGCCTGATCGAACATCTCTCATAAGCGCAAACTTAATTTTATCGGCAAGGCGTTCTTTCATATTATTTCTGTTTGCATTTTGCTAATTGCTTTGTAAGTTTCCTGATAGTTTTTTTCAACTTCTTCACCTGGCTGATTCTCCGTTTCTTCCTGCTTGTATCGTAACAAGTGCACCACTTCTCACCAAAATCATCATCTTCGTAATGAAGTACTGAATCCCAACATCCGGGGATGCGGTACTTCCCATCTTTGTCAGTTGTCCAGTAGCATCTGTCCATCAGTGTGTTATGTGAGGTCTCCGACATTGATGTCGCTGACCTTGTTCTGTAATTCCTTCAATACTCCGGCTATGAGTACTTCTTTGTCCTTCAGATACTGTTCTGTTGCCTTTGCGCGGTCCATTCCGGTGGCATCTCTAGTGCTTGCGAGAAATACTACGTAAGTCCTGAATATGTTTATTTTCGCCTGTATATAATTCATTTTGCTGTGCCTTGCAAGGCATTCAGCGATGATAGATATCTGATGATCATCTTTGGCGTGCTTCCGGATTATAGCATCTAATTCACTCATAACTCACGGGCCTCCCGACCGTTTTTATTTGTTTTTAGCTCAAACTCCCTGTCTGATTCGTCCTCTTGGTAAGTAATCCATCGCCATGCATAGCGGACATTAATAGCCAAGTGTTGGAGGTACGAACAGTCATAGTGTTTCACCTGTTCATAAACCCAGTAGGGCATAACTCCGAAATATATAGCATGGGCTATTGCACGCATCCGTACTTTCATTATTCCCCGGTATCCGTGGCCGGTGCGTTCAATTGACGTTTAAAATATAGTGTTTTATAAAAGACACTGTTATACACCTTGTCCTGTGTTTGGCAGACTGACACAAGTTCCCATCCTTGTTCACCAAGGGTGTTCAATATTTTTTCGTTATGATCACAGATTATTTTATATTCCCACATACTTATTTATCCCGATTCGTCGAGGCGTTTTTGTAGATGCTTAGCATCAGGTTAATAATTGTTTGGATTGAAGTCTACGAATTCAGATATCTGTCCAGAGATGTTAGCATAGGCTTCGCTTTCTTCTATGTAGGAGTGGCAGAGCGAAGCAATACACATGCGGAGCGACTGCATTTCTACATGAATTTCCCCAACGTACATATTGACGATTCCTTCATTGTCCGTATAGTGATTCAGTAACTTGGTAATCGCATTAAGCTTCTCCGCTGCCTGAATTCTGGTTTTGTTGAGGTCAACTGTTACTTGTGGCATATGATAAGGTTGTTTTCAAGTAAATGAATAAGCATAGCTGCACGAACTTGTGCTTCGGTAGCCGCATATATTCTGGGACTTTCAGATACTCTTTGACTACTTACATAATAAGCACCTTTGGCAGAATCATACCTGTCAGTACTTTTGTATGTAATGAACCTTTCCGGTAATAACTCTCCTAATTCTGATGAGTTGAAAGCAGGTGCCTGGTTATTACCGTGGTAACCATATCTTACATACTCACCGTGTGGACCTGACATGGATGGCATCCACCAGAATAGTACTTCCGGTTTTATTCCAAGTTCTACCAGGCGTTGTCCCTGTTCCCGAGTGCAGCATTGATCTTTTAATTTCATTGTTTTGCAGTTATGTGATTAATAACAGGGATTCCCATACAGATGGCCATGTCTATCTCCAGTTGCATTCCAAAGCTGATTCGATCACCGAACAACCATACCTCATCTATTACACCTTTTTGGAAAAAAGCCGTATCATTCTTAATTCCACGCGCTCGTTCTTCTGGAACGGTGTCATCCAATGCGTGGCAGTCCACCCAATATGGTGCAAAAGGAACAATGTCTGAATGTTCAAGATTCATCTTGCGAACTATCAAACGTATCTTCTCCAAGTTTCCATGGATATCTCCACTGATCGGGTGAGCGATGTATACTATTTTCATTAGAATAATTTTAATTGTTTTTTGAAGTCATCTATTCTGTTTTGTGCTTTGTTGCAGTATTCAGAATTAATCTCAAATCCTATGTATTCAAATCCCATTTCTTCAGATGCTATTAGTGAACTTCCACTTCCAACATGAGTATCAATGATTTTACATCCATTGATAGCGAATTTTTCCATTATCCACTTATACAGTTTGACGGGTTTTTGAGTTGGATGAATTTTAATTTCATTATTTCGGCCACCGGTATTAGATAATTTATACATAGCAGCCGGTTTGTCAAATGATGTCCACGCCATTTCCCATTGAGAGAAGTTATCCCACGGCTGCATTTTGTCCCAACAAATAATACATCTGGTAGGTGGTAATGGAAAATAATTCCCCCCCCATATTACCTGGTTCTTTGATATGCGGAACAATTGTGCAAAGTATTCATCAGATGGTATTTGGTTGTCCCAATCAAAAGAACTGGTATTTAACATCCGATTTTTAAGTTTACCGGAACCCGTATTTAACCTGCCTTTTAACTTGTTTATGGTAGATGTCGAAGGATATCCACCCTCTGTTCTGTTTGGCGCGTTACCCATCTGCACCTTTGTCGCATTGATACCATAAGGAGGGTCAACTATAGCCAAATCAAAGAACTTATCAGGAAACTGCGCCATCCCTTCCATGCAATCCATATTGTATAGCTTATTCAGTTCTAACACAATTACTTTTTTAGTCGTGATAATTTAAAGCCCTTCTTCTCTGCCTCTGCTGGGAATATCTCTACCCATTGGTTACAGTGATTACAGGAGGGAATCCAGTATTTCTCGTCCATAAGTAGTTCTACGCTTGACTTACCCTTCTTATGTTGAATTCCTTGTGCCATTCCGCTACAACCTGCCGCTTTGATAGAACACTGCTTGCCTACCCAATACGGCCGGGACTTATCGGCATATTCCCGGTTTGCCTTCTGACGTTTCTTACTGAACTGGGCTATCTTACCAGGCTTCTTAACTACTGGAAGCTTGCCTTCATTCTTAAGCTTGAGCCGGTATATCATGTAGTCATTCATAGATCATTCGTTATTGGGCTATCCCAAGTGCAGATTTATTACTGTATGCTGCTTCCGGCCTTTCAATTGGGGGGGTCGGATCATCTACTTCTAAGAACTTAGTAGGTTCATCTCCCCGTCTGCCAGTGAGCTTAGCATACATAACTTCAGTTTTTGCCGATTCAACTATTACCTTTCCAACTTCTGAAATCGCTTGCGCTCTGGCAATTTCTTGTTTCAGTTCGTCCTCAGTAATATTTTCATTTCCTAATCGTTCTAACTGAGCGAACATATGGTCACGGAGGTCACTGATTTTATTTTTCATGTTTAATATTTTTCATGTGTTTTCTAATTTGTCTATTAAGAGCCCCACGCAATTGAATTGCCTGTGCAATAGGTTTAGGATAATTGTGAAGAGAATTACGCTTCATTAACTCACCAGGAGTAAGCAATTCAAGATTGCTTATATCGCAATTCATAGTATCGCCATCCTTGAATATTAGTTTTAATCCTTTAGGGATGACCCCGTTTTTCTGTTGCCAGTTGAACCTATGCAATGGTATCCATTTGCCAAGTTCTACACGTATGAACTTGTAATTTATTCCCCTTTTATCTGCCCTGATGGTTATGCATAAGTCAGACTTTGTATTATGTGGCGCGTGACCTTTATAGAAACGGGTTGCTTTGGTATTTTCAATACCTGCAGCACTCATAAATTCAGTTTGCCGCCTCCCTTTATTCGGGGGACAATTCCCCTTCTTTATCCTGCTTTCTTTCTTGAATTGCTCAATAATTTCAACAGGCACAATTAGTCCTAATAACTTCATTCTCTGAGATGCGGCAACTTTAGATTTACCTAACAGATTTGACATTCTGCATGCAGGTGTTGTTAAGTAATTATCTCGTAAGAATTGATCTTCTTTTTTAGTGAATCTGCTCATTACGCTTATAATTCATTTATAATGATTCCGTGCACCTTTTGCATAAGGCGGCGTTTCTTCAGGTACTCCTTTGTTCTATAGCCCTTTACATCCTCAACAATATGTTCTCCTGTTGCTGTGATGATATATTCGAAGTCTGATACATATTTCAGTGAATAGGTACCGCCGGGGTTCAACTCATATTCCACCTGGCGTTTCAGTAATCCTATCTCACCAACCGTTAGTAATAATCGCAACTCCTTGTACCTGTTTGCCTCCTTCACACTGTCGAATACAATTCCATCTACTTCAGTTTTCGTATTGTTATATTTGCTTTTCTTCTTCTGCGGCTTCTCCACTTCCTGAAATACATGTTGGTTCAATGGAGCGCACGCTGTTTTCTTCAGATCCTCTAATGTTGGTAAACGTGATTTCATCAGAAGGGTTCTGTATTATCATCAATGGAATTGTGTACTGGATACCATGTTCCGGTAGATTGTTTAAATTCAGGAGCAGGAGAGGAGAACCGCATATAATTACCCTCAAACTGAAGGGTAAATGTGTTCTTCGCTCCGTCACGGTTCTTTGCAATCTTAACCTTGATGTTTCGTGCACCTCCAAAAGTTTCTTGCTCTTCATCTTCCGGAGTAAGGAATAATACACCATCTGCATCTTGCTCAATGGCTCCTGACTCACGGAGATCAGATAGCTGCGGATCTTTCGATCCTCTTTTCTCCACATCCCTGCTCATTTGGGAAAGGGCAATTACTGGAATATTGAGATCTTTTGCCATCCCTTTCAAACCACGGGATATCTCAGCAATAACCTGTTCCCGGTTCTGGCCTTTCGCCATTTTATTTCCTCCGATTAGCTGCAGGTAGTCAACTACAACACCATCCAGACCATGCCGGAACTTCTCCTGAATGCATTTACTATGAAGCACTTGTACACTCTGAGTGAATGAGTCATCTATGCTCATTGGTAGCTTAGCCAAGCTGTTGGCGGCATCGTTAAGTAGGTTCCACTCAAAGGGTTCCAGATGATTTCGTTGGATCTTTGCGAACGCAACTCCTGATTCCGCAGCGAGATCCCTTTGGAGGATTTTATTTGCGCTCATTTCCAATGAAAATAGTGCCATTCGTTTTCCCGTTTTGGCTGCATGTCGCCGTAATTGCAAGGCAAATGCCGTCTTCCCGCAAGATGGGCGAGCAGCTATCACAATCAACTCTTGCTCTTTGAACCCGTAGAAGATATTATCTACAAGTTCAATTCCTGAAGACACCCCAGATATCACATCCGGTTTGATTGATTCGATATATTTAAGCGTGCCGGTAATCAATCTATCAACCCCGACCAATCCACCCTGCATTGTACCTGCTAACAGGTTTGTAAGTTCACGCTGCAGGTCATTCACCAGGTCAAATACATCCTCTGACCAATCTCCAGCACGTCCATATGCCTTCCCAGATATCTTTTGCAACTCCCTGGACATGAACATTTCTGTCAGTTTCATCATGTGAACTTCCAAGTTCGCAGAACTTACCACATCATTCGTGTATCCAGAAAGCTCACCAGCCGTTATTTTATCGTGTTTTCCGGCTTTTCTTATATCAGACCATACGGTTGCAAGGTCTATTGGGGTTGCTGCCTTATA